TAACTTATATAAATGCATCTTTTGAAGTTATTACAACATCTGGTAATACAAATATTTGTTCTTACATAGAACCTAGAGTAATAGGAGGAACAGAAGGTGTTGTTTTTGATTTTGGAAACTGTGTTGAGGGTTTATGTCCAGAAATTTGTTTTGAATTTACAAACTGTAAAACTGAAGAAACATTAATTGTATCTAACACTACAGCAATTCTTGGATACTATGCAAACAATAATGTAGTTACCCTACAGGGCTATGATGGTTGTTGGTCAATAGATATTGCAGCAGAACCTTGTGACTGTGCTGTAAATGTAACTGTACTTCAAGTATTTAATTCTTGTTTTACATGTTTACCAATAATTGCATATAAGTTTACTAACTGTAATAATCAATCCATTGTTAAATATAGTACTGATGATTACTCAACTTATGTAGGTTACACAGTAATACTTGATTGTGGAGAATGCTGGTTTGTTGATTTAATTGATTACCAACCACCGGCTACTCAGACAATAGTTATTGTAACAGAGTTTGAGTCTTGTTTAGCTTGTAGTAGAACATATTATCAATTAGAGGATTGTTCAGGACCAGACGTTATTTATACTTATACTGATTTGTCCACCTTTGTTGGAAATGTTGTAAAACTTCAAGATTGTGCAACATGTTGGGAAGTCTCTGAGCTACCTGAACCAGGTATTGATCAATCTAGTGAAGCTACAGAAGTTAAAGTAGTAATTGATTATACTGATTGTCCAGCATGTCTTGCAGAACTTGCTTGTAGATGTTCTGTTGCTTGGCCAAATACTTCTGGAGTATTATCTTATATAGATTGCACCGGTACCCCAGTTACCCTTACAGGTTTAGATCCTGATACACAATCTGAAAAAGTATGTGTAAGAGAATGGATAACAGCAAGAGAACCAATTTATTTTGGAGACTGTGTTAATGGTAACTGTCCAGTTGAACCTCTTCCTAAAAGATTTATTAGACCTGGCTATTACACACCTGCATGTGATACAGAAAGATTTGAAAAGGTAACATGTAATGCAGCAGAGATGTTATACAAAACAGTACTTACTGCAAGATATGGTATTTCAAATTGTTGCTATGCTCCGGATGATAAATGGATCATTAGAAAGGAACTGATAGACTTACAAGCAGTAAGAGATCCAAATTATGCTTGTACTCCAACTCAATCATGTTGTAATAATACATCATCTTGTGGATGTGGATCTTGCAATTCTAGATAATTTTTAGTATATTATAATAATAGAGAAAGTATGAAACCATTAAATTTAGATAATAGACCATGTAGTCCAATCTCAAGTAACTGTGTTATTTGGCAGGGACCTGATATCCCATGCATTAAATTGTGCACGGGAGATTCTGTATCAGATGTAGTATTCAAACTTGCTACAGAGTTATGTATCATCATGGATCAATTAAATGTGACTAACTATGATTTGTCTTGTTTAGGGATTAATTCTTGTCCTCCAGAAGATTTTCATGCTTTGATCCAATTATTAATTGATAAGGTCTGTGAAGCAAACGGAGTTACTGTCACAGAAGGAAAAGCATCAGGATGTCCTGACTGTGTTGTATCAGTAGCACCATGTTTTGTTGAAGGTACTCAAACTACCATGCAATTACTTGACTATGTACAAATGATTGCAAATAGAGTTTGTTCCATCTTAGATCAGATTAATGTTATCAATAATCAGATTACAAATTTAGATAATAGAGTAACTGTATTGGAGAATACACCTCCGCCAACATTTACTCTTCCAAGCATTAGTACAGGTTGTTTGGCTACTTATATGGGTAATCTTGCATCTGCACCAATTGATCAAGTACTTAATACATTATTAAATAATAGTACAATTGGTTACTGTAGTTTAATCCAAGCTACCGGTTTACCTGCAGATATTTTGTCTGCGGTAGCTAGTCAATGTATAGCATCAACGGATGATTCTCTAGCTTCATTAGCTGCAGGAGATTCTCCAGTTGAACCAATGTCAACATACTATAATGGTACTTGGGTAAACTCTCCAGCTAATGCTGCAGATGCAATTACTAACTTGTGGATTTCATTATGTGATATTAGAACTTATCTTGAAACATTACCTTTAAGTGTACAAGATACAACTTCAATAGATCTTACATATACAGATGGTACTCTTTCGGCAAATGTTGTTGATACAGGTTGGGTTAACTTACTTAATTTTTCAGAATTAGATGGTGGATATTATGCAGATGATACTACTACAAATTCAATAATTCCACAATGTAGAAGAATTGGAAATGTTGTTCATTTTAGAGGTAGATTAGTTGTTCCTTTAGCATCAAGTGTTAGTGGTCCACCCTTAGTATATTCAATTTCAACAACTACTAATACATATATTGCAAATACAACAGTTGTACCGTCTCAAACTGGAACAGGAAGTGTTTTCTTAAACGCACCTGGAAGTGTGGTGTTTAATAATAATGCAAACATAATTCCTTCATCAGTAGTAGGAGCTGGACAAAATTTTGATAATTCATACGTAGCAAAATTTTCAATTGGTGATAGACTTATAGGAGTAGATGATAGTTCAACAATATTAACAACGGTAGCAAATATAATTATCACGACAGATAAAAAATTAATTGTTCAACTTGTTAAAGATGTTGAAGATACACAAGTTACTGGATATACAAGTATGCAGGGTATTAGTACATCACCATTAAATTATATAATATCGCATGTTACTTTAGATGAATATTTACCTGATTTTGCAAGTGCTTCTACAAATATAAACAGTGGTGCTGCATCAGGTACACAACCTGTAACTATCAATTTCAAAACTTTACAATATCCATTTAGTTGTGATGCTAATCAACAAGATCAGATTGGAGGATTTTCATTTACATTAGATGGTTTAACTGCCTACTTGGATCCTTGTAATACAGATATTAAACCAACTAAAAATTGTAGTGTAGGTTAAAAAATAAAATATTATGGCAACAAATTGTACAAACTGCGGATGCAGTAAATTAAAGTGTGGCTGTCAAGATACAATGTTGACAACACCAGCAGCATTTCCTACTCCAGTAGGATGTCCTAAGCCGGAACCATGCTCTGAAGCTTTTGATTCTCAATGTGTATATTATACAGGAGATAATATCTTGTGTGATACTGATATTGTAGTCACTAAAAATGATACTATAGAAACAGCATTAAATGATATAGTAGATTACTTTTGTAATAATACTCCTGTACCAACAGCAAATATATTAAAAGTTACTATTAATAAAAATCTTTTAAATCCTTTAAAGTTAGATTCTACAATTGTAGGAGGTACAGGACCCTTTATATACAATTGGTCTATTGCTCAAAATGTATTTATGGGTCATAACTTTAATGGTTCTACTACTATAAATAGTGCACTTTTTACTATAACTACCGATGGTATTCGCACTGTATCAGGTGAAGCCTTATATCAAACATTAGTAAAATTAGAAGTTACTGATGCTAATGGAAATTACGGTTCTGCATATTATTTATTTTCTACATTAATACCTGACTAAAAAATATTAAGTTACAGTTTGTTGGTTTCTGTGACAACAAAGCAAAGCCCCTGCACTTGTAGGGGTTTTGTTTTTTATGTACATTTGCTAATGTCATTTATTTTTAGTATATTATTATGGAGGAATTTAAGAAGCCAGATGTAAAAGCGCCTAGGTTTAGACCGGATGTTTATAATGTAATGAATAAAAAGTTCTTTGAAAGTTTTAGAGAAAGATATCCAAAGTATAAACACTTAGATGATACTCAGTTAAGGAAGATTGGAAAGACCTTTAACCAAGTTATGTATCAGGCGGTTATAGATAATAGAGATGGAATACAACTTCCGGAACAGATTGGATGGCTTTTTATTGGCTCATGTCAACAGAGTAAGAAACCAAATATTGATTTTGCTAAATCAAAACAATACGGAGTTAGAGTTACTCATAACAATTGGGCCACAGATGGTAAGCTTGGAAAGATATTCTTTTCAAATTTTGCTCCTAAGCATAGAATAAGAAACAGAGAATATTGGACATTTATTGCATGCAGAGAATTTAAAAGGAATGCAGGCGCTGCTTATCAGGAAAACTGGAACATGTATCTTACAGTAGCAGCAACAAAACAAGTTAAACTTGCATATACAAAACATCTGTATAAAGATATGAAAAATAGAGAGACTGCTAAAGCTTTAGAAAACTATAATGAATTTGACTTATGACAACAATTGGAGAAGCAATATCAAGAGTAAGAAATACATTAAAGGCCGTTAAGGAGGATCCATTCTTAACTGACCGGACAATATATTTTGCATTACTCAAATATGCACAGACTCTTATAAAGAGAGAAGACAATCAATTCAGGCTTATGAAAATGAGCCAGATATTTAAGGTGATGCCTTATGTAGAACTTATTGATGTGGATAGAGTAGAAGCAGGGTGTGTTGGTGTGTACTCAGAATGTTACTTCAAAAGGTCTAAGGAAAAACTCCCAAATATTTTAAATGGAATGTTTGGTCCTATTATCCGTACAGTATCTTCTATAGATTTATCTATTGAGATGTTTAGAACTGATCCTGGAACTTGGACATCAATTACTAAATCTACAACTTTCAAATATAATAAAAACGCATACTTCTGGTATCTTAATGGATATTTATATTGCCCAAACATTGACTGGGATGCAGTTAGAATTGAAGCAATCTTTGATGGGCAATTAGACACCTGTGATACAGATCCTTGCCTTATCAGGCAAGATGATCCTTTTGTACTTCCTGAATATCTATTTTCAGAAATAGAACAATATGTAGTAAAAGAATTAACCATGACAATGTCAGTTCCAACAGATGGTCCTGATGATAGTCAAAATGTACTTAGATAATGGACTTTAATTACACACTAAGATATAGAACATTTGACCAGTTACTGGAAGATGTTACTATTGACTTAAATACATTTGCTCTTGAAAATATGATAGAGCCACAGCAACTTATTAAATTAGTAAGAAAGCTGAACTATGAATTAGGTCTAAGAATAAACCAACAGAAAGAAGCACTGCTGGAAGTATGCCACGGAAAGGTAAAGCTTCCTGATGACTTCTATGTTTGGAATTATGCAATGGTGTGTAATGAATATACAGAAAGTGTTGGTTATACAGTAGGTGGAACAAATGTGCAAGAGGTACCATATCAGGAGTTTCCTAGTACTGTAGATGTATGCGCGCCTGAGACTGTAAATTGTAGAACATGTAATTCAAACCCATGTAATCATACCGCAGCATGTGATCTTAATCATCCTATAGTAGATCCTATACCAACTGAGTATGATCCAAACAATCCTTATGGCAACACATGCATTGCTCCAAGAGTATTTATGAATTGCAAAGGAGAACAGTATGAACTTATCCAGGTGGTTAATCCTTCTGTTACTAGAACATATAGATCTTTATCTCCCTTGCGCATGGTAAGAAGTCAGGAAATTGATTGTGATTGCCCAAACTTGTATTATAATACAATGGATCAAGGATGGCTGAAAGGAGGCTTCTTATTTACTACATTTCATACAGGAAAGGTATATGTTAACTATATGGGAGAAATGGAAGATGATCAAGGACAATTACTTGTACCAGATCACCCACTTCTTAATGAGTACTATGAGTATGCACTTAAAAAAAGAATCATTGAAAATCTTGCCCTTAACGGGGAAGATGTAGCACAAAGACTACAACTAATTATTCCTGATTACAGAGCTGCAAGAAACCAAGCAATGAGTTTAGTTAATACTCCAAACTTTAAAGAGATGGAGGAATTATGGTGGCAGAATAGACGCGCACAGTATTCTAAATACTATGACATGTTTAAATCATACCAGAGAGGGAATTACGCAAGAACTTGGAATAATAATAGAGTTATCTAATGGCTAAGAATAATATTCAAAATACTACAGACAATCAGACAAAGTCATTTATTAAAGGACTGAACAAAGATTCAGATCCTTCATATGTGACTGATGGTATGTGGACTCATGCTGTTAATGCAATGAACAATACAGCAGAGGGAGATGTTGGTACATTATCAAATGAAATCTCAAATTTTCTTTGTGCTAATAGTGGTGCAACTATGCCAGCAACTGTCAGCAAAAAATATGTAATTGGTGCCATTCAAGTATTTTCTGATAAGTGGTTAATATTCACTGCAGGTCATAATGCATTAGGGCAACCTGTTATGTCTGAGATAGGTTTGTTTGAAGATGATGCTTGTAGATACCGTCCTATTGTACAAGATGCATGTTTAGGTTTTGATAAAAGATACTTGATATCTGGGTCCTCTAGGGAAAAAGAAGATTGTACATGGCAGGTTTACTGGGCGGATGGTCTGAATCCGGATAGATACTTAAACATTGGGGATGATAAAACATGGCCAACATCAGACTATCAATGGGTAGGAGGTGGAGCTTCCAGTATGAATTTCTATTCAAACGGAACTGACACAACTTTTTTATGGCCAGGAGTTGAATGGAATCAAAAATGTATAACTGAAAATAATTGCACAGTATGTACTAATGTAAATTCATTAAATTGTGAACACATTAGATTGGCTAGACTAATGAAAACACCATGTCTTAATTTGACTTTAGGTTCTCAAGGAGGTACAATGGCTAATGGTACATACTTTGCAGTTATTGCATATTGTATTAAAGGTCAAAAAGTAACAGACTGGTTTTCACCTAGTAATAATCAATTTGTATTTACACCAAATGATCTTGAAAGCTCATTAGTTCTTGAGGTATCTGCAGATTCAGAAAACTTTGATGAGTTTGTTTTAGCATTGGTACAAAATATAAACCAGGGTACAGTTGCAAAACAGATTGGTTTTTATTCTACAAAAACTACAACTATTGCAATTGACCAAGTTGATCCTAGTTTGGTAACTATTCCTCTTGAGCAGATTCCAATACAGACACCTGTATTTGAAAAGTCTGATCAGATGACAGATGTAAATAATTATTTACTTCGCGTAGGACCTACATCTAAGTTTGATTTTAACTACCAACCACTTGCTAATCTTATTCAAGCTAAGTGGGCTTCTGTAGAGTATCCAGCTGACTATTATGTACAAGGTGGTAATCACACTAATTACTTGCGTGATGAAGTGTATGCATTCTTTATCCGTTGGGTATATGATACTGGAGATAAATCTTCTTCTTATCACATTCCAGGGAGACCACCACAAAACTTTACTATTCCAACTACAGGAGCTTCAGTAGCAGAGACAGCAACAGCGGTGTTACCAAATAACTTAGCTACTGATGATCAAGTGTTTGAGGTTTACAATACTGCTTATTCTACTGGTGGTGCATATGTTGGTACAACTCTTCCTGATGGTGGTGTTGTGCTAGACACAGGTAATATGGGATATTGGGAATCTTCTGAAATATATCCAGACAATAGGCCAGACATTTGGAACTCAAGTGAATATTGTTGGACAACTCCTGCAGGACAAAATTCACAGTATGATTTATGCGGGCAACCAATAAGACATCACAAGTTTCCAGAAAACTTTTTAAATAATAGTGCCAGTACAACAACAGTGCACTTTAGAAATAATCCTAACCCAAGTACATTTGGTAATGATTACTTCATAAGAATTATGGGAGTGTATTTTGAAAATATTGTTCTTCCAAAAGATCAAGAAGGAAATGATATTCCTGGTATTGTTGGTTATGAAATTCTACGTGGTTCCCGTGAGGGGAACAAAACTATCATTGCCAAAGGTATGGTTAACAACTTCAGAACTTTTACAATAAAAGGTTCTGCAGCAAAAGGCCGTACAGGATTGTATGCTAACTACCCATTTAACACAATCAATCCTATAAGCCCTAACTCAGGTGACATGGTAGGTGTTGATGATCCATACATGCATCAAATTAATCAAACTATTCCACAAGATATAGTTTCTTTTCATTCACCTGATACAATGTTTAGATCTCCATACTTATCAACTACAGAGTTAAAGCTGTATGGTAACTTGTCAGGGTTTTCTTCTCAGCAATTTATTGAACCGGATAAACATCCTAGATTCAAATTGCTTGCAGATATAGCATTGTTTCCAATGTTCTTACTTGGTATTGGTGAAGCTATTGTATCTATGATCGGTAAAAGAACTGATACAGCTCCAAACATTATTCCTGCTACAGGTGTATCTGATGGCGCGGGTGTTGCTGTTACAACATATACAACAGCAGCTACAGGTTTACAAACTTTACCAACTCCATTGACTTCTCCAATAACATTATACAATACATTCTATAACAACTATTATTCTTCAGGCGCGGCAATTGCAGATATTGGAGCTGGGCTTTTAGGTATCCCAACTACTGTAGAAGTTGCTGAAGGAGCTATAGTAACTGCATTGAATGCTACTTCTATTGCTCAAGTTAATGCACCTATTATTAGAACAGGTACAATTGAATTACCAGCATATGCATATTTACCGGCTCCTTTAAGAATTGCGGGAGGAGCAAATCAAATATTGTTTTATTTTTCTGAAGGAGCTAGTACAACCTTAGATTTAATCTACGCGTTATTACCATATAGACAATTTGCATTACAACAAATTGCTCATGGTTTTTATAGTGGTATGAATAGAAACCCTGCAGCTAATCTATACAGATTTAAGATTGAGGAAAGTTTCTACATGCGTGATAATATCCAGGAAATATCTAGATATCAAACTAATACAGGTGTATGGAAATCTTTCAGTATAAACAATCTTAAGAGACCAGACTCAGTAGTTGTACGGACAAAATCCGGACCTTACTTTAATCCAGCATATCCTGATGGTGTAACAACAGGTCCAAGTTTATTAAACACTGATAAGTCTTTAGTTACTCTTGGTTCTGTAGTTCAGGCTGGAGCATGGAGTGGTGCTGGATTCTTTGCTCCTGGTGCGCGACCTGATTTTGAAAATTTTGATGTTCCTTTTAGTTTACCAATAGGAAGTCATTATGCTGGAATAAAAGGTAGAGTAAGAAACCAATATGGTCAGCTTAATGGAATCAAACAAATTGTAATTACGCCTTGTGAACAAAAGTTTGATCCAGCTTCTGTACCAACATTAGGACCTTATTCATTACCGGGATGTACAGGAATGTTTAGTTATAAACAAATAGCTGCTACACCAATTTTATTTAATGGTGATACATATATCAACAGATACACTGAGAAAAATACAATGTGTTTCTATTATGATTGGTTGTATGCACAGCCTGATGGATTTGAGTATAACTACTACATTCATCAGATGATTCCTCAAACTAGATTTAATGTAAACAGTGTTAGATATGATGTTGGTGATTTGGCTGAAGCATTAAACTTTTCTTCACCTACTGTACCTGGTACCGGAGCTCTCCCTACTAGATTTTACAATCTTGATTATTATAAAGATAGTACTAGAAAATATGATTATATAACAGATCAGCCAATAGGTTTTCCAGATACATATCCTGGTGTCTTTGGTGCCAAGCTTTCAAAGTTCTATTTGGCAAATTCATCTATCAGAGATTTCTTTGTTGAGTCAGATGTATTAATTGACTTTAGAAAACAAGGAACTTATGATTGGGAAAAACATTATGATCCGTATAGATTTACAAACTATGGTATCATGTTTAATGCAGATCCAAATATTTTGGGAAGAGGTAATGTCTATATTTATGATTATTCTTTAAGTGTATCTAAATTATACAACCAATACTTCTCTGCAGGTAATTTACAGAGTAGATACTATGACCCTAATGTGGCTAAGCTTTGCTTTACATATTATCCAGATAGATTGATCTATTCATTACCACAACAAGTAGAGGCCATTAAGGACAGCTGGTTTATTTTCTTAGCTAATAACTATGCTCAGTTTAGATCACAGATCTCAGGGGTTAAGTCAATAAATAAATCTGGTATCTTTATTACTTTCAAAAATGATAGTCCAGTAATGTACCAAGGTGTTGATACACTACAAACTGATTTAGGTACTAAGATTACTATTGGTGATGGTGGATTATTTTCTCAACCACCACAGGCAGTATCTAATGCTGATAAGCCATATGAGTATGGATCATCTCAAAATAGATTGAGTGTTATTTCTACACCGGCTGGTATGTTCTATACATGTCAAAACCAAGGTAAAATATTTTCTTATGCTGGAGGGTTAGATGAGATTTCTCAAAACGGAATGAAGTGGTGGTTTATCTTATTTATGCCATACAAACTTACAGAAGATTTTCCTGATTACCCATATCAAGATAATCCTGTGGCCGGAATAGGTATGCAGTCAGTATATGATAACAATAATACTATCCTGTATTTTGCTAAGAAAGATTACGCGGTGAAACCAGACTATAAAGGTTTACTTGAGTATGTTCCATTAGATGCTAAAAAGAGAGGAGACTACTTTACATTGACAACACAACCAGGCTCTCAGTTTTTACTTGGTGACCCAGTAGTATTTGATAATGCATCTTGGACAGTAAGTTATGATCCTAAGAATAAACATTGGATTAGTTTCCATGACTGGCATCCAGATCTAATGATACCTGCTAAGGATGTATTCTTAACTACCAAGGATTCGGGGCTTTGGAAACATAACCTTATATGTTCAAACTACTGTAATTTCTACGGAGTGAATTATCCATTTGAGATAGAAATACCTATCCCTACAGGGCAAAGCGTAACTACTCTAAAATCTATTGAATACATATTAGAATGTTATAGAAGATCAGCATTTAATTGTGTTGACCAGTTCCATGTTCTTGATTTTAATTTTGACCATGCTGTAATTTATAATACAGAACAAGTTTCAGGATACTTAAACCTTAACTTGTTTCCAAAGAATAATGTTACACTTAGTCTACAGTATCCAAAGTTAAATGCAAACCTATCATCTTTTGATGTATTGTTTTCTAAAGAGGAACAGAAGTATAGAATAAATCAGTTCTGGGATATTACTAGAGATCGCGCAGAGTTTCCTATTGGTTCAAACTATCCTCCAACAGGACCTGTTATTCCTGGAACAACAATCCTTCAAGGAAGTTATGATAGTAATTATACTTGGTTGACTGGTCCGGATGGGTACAGCAGAGTTCTTAATCCAACTAACATGGATTATAATAAAGCACAAATGCAAAGAAAAAAGTTCAGACATTATCTTAACTTTATAACTTTGCGTAAAGATGTGTCTGGAGATGTAAACATGATCTTTAAATTAATGAATAGTAAGAACCAATTATCCCTTAGATAATGTATAATAAAAAAGTCCTTAAGAAAATCACTTCTAGCTTAGACAAAGCTAAGAAACCTGCTGTTCCTAAAGATATTATTGTTGACCCAAAAGGACAATGGAATCACCCAGGAAAAGTAACACGTATACCTGCAAGTAACATTACTATGCAAGGAGTAAACTATCCTGTTATGGGTGTACCAAATATTGGCATGCCTGTAATGATGTATCCAGGTCAAGACTATGATTTTCCAGGTGCTGACTATGTTGATGAGTATCCTCAAATGCAAGATGGTGGTGAGCAAGATGGTATGAATGCAATGATGAAAGCTAGACTTGCATATGCAAATGAGTTTGGTAATCCTGCAGCTAAGAGAATGATCAACCTACCTGATAATCCATATCAATTTGATAATGGAGATACAGGTACACATTATATGGCAAGTATGGATAACTATGCTGTACCACAAATTCAAGATGAGAATGGTCAGTTGATGTTAGGAGACTATGGTCCGGAGTCTAATGAAGCAATGAGATTTGAGTCAGATGAAGATGCTAATTATTTTGCTAAGCATTATAAAGATGTTTCTCCAGGCTTTATGGAAATGGATCTTAGTCCAGAAGAAATAGAAGAGTATGCTAAAGGAGGTTTTATCATAGAAGATATATCCGTACCAGAACTTACTAAAGCTCAAAAAGGTCTTACTAAAAAACCTTTAGAAATTAGTGACCCAAAAGAATTTGCTTACAGAAATAAAATGTATAATGACAGTTTAGTAGCTTATAATAGAGATATTAACTTTGATAGAGAGTATATAAATTTAGTTAAAAAAGCAAAATCTTTTAATGAAATATATGAAGGAAAGCAAAAACTGCAAAATAAATATCCATTAAATAAAGTTAAACCTTCCATAACACGACATATTAGTTCTTCTCCTATAATTGCAATTAATCCAATTGTTAATTATAAAGCTAAAAATGTAATAGATTTTAAAAAACCAACACAACCTGTAATATTTAAAAATCAAATTGTACCTACAGTAGAACAAATGGTAACACCTGCAAAAGTTGTACAACCTACACAAAAAAAAGTTGTTGCTCCTGTAGTACAACCTAAACCTATAACACCTAGTAAACCTACAGCTTATAGAAGTCAAACAGTAATGTATCCTGATGGTAGTTATGAATTAAGAAGAGTACCTTATTATACGGGTAATGATAAAGGTACATGGACACAAGGTACAAAACTTAATCCTCCGGGTGTTGTAAATGCAACAGATTTATCTCCAGAAGAACAACAGACTTTAAAAAATAAAAATAAATTAAATTCTAAGAAAGAAGGTGGTGTATTATTAAAAGCTCAAAATGGAAAAACTGTAAAACATACTGATAAAAAAGGTAACACTACAACAACAGTTACTGATGATGATGGTACTCAATACATAAAAGTAAAAACTGCTGATGGTAAAGTTTATAATAAAACTGTACCAGCAATGAAACCAATGTCTCGTGATGAGTTTATGCAAACTGACTATTATAACCAACGTAATCAGTTTCCAGTAATTAATCAGAAATCAGAAACTTTACAAAACAGTGCTGCACAGACCGGTCTTAAAACAGATCAAAGATCAGTAGCTCTTAGGAATAAAGCATCACAGGAATACCACACAATGCGTGAAGAACTAATTCCTATGATGGCTCATAAAACTGGAATGTCAGAAGATGATGCTAGACGTGCTGTGTATAATATTGATACAGATGTAGATGCATTATACAACAAATATATTTCTCCTAATGCAGGTAGACCAGATACAATCAAAAAGTTTGTACCTAGAGCTAAACAAAAATGGGATGATAAAGCAATGGACATATTATTTAATCCTATGACTGCAGCTGGTCATTGGATGCGTGGCCAAGAAGTACCTGATTATTTACAAGAGTCATTAGATAATGGAACCTATGGGTATTGGGCAAACGGAGTATGGCATACTGAAAGAAATCCTTTTGATGTTGTAACTGATAATACCCCTATAGGGGCAGTCCATGCTGCAAAAAATATTTATGACAGAGCTACAGATAATGTAGATGGTAATTTTTGGACTGCTGAAAATGCAATGGATGCTGCAAATATTATACCTACAGCAGCACTAATGAAAGGTATGAAAGGCTTAAAAGGATTTAGATCAAAATCTTTACCGTTAGATGTATCATCTGATATTTCAAGAATAACATCAAATTCAAATAGAGCGCTTGATTTAGGTTCAGATGTAATAAGACCTTTTAAATCTACACAGGCTGGACTTACTACTATTGGTGATCTCACAAGACAATTAGAACCTATAGTTAATAATGAAGGTAGAGTAATTAGACAAATTGGAGATCCTAAATATACAGAAACAGGATTACAAAAATTTATTGGTAATACAGGAGCTACTGCAAAAACAGCATCTAAAGCACTTGATGAACAAGGTTTATTAAATAAATCAATAACTCAAGATGATATTTATAGCCAACAAGATATAGAAAGACTTAAACGTGTGAATAATGAAAATATATCATATGAAGATTTTGATTGGGGTAACCAAGATGAGAATGATGATCTAGGAATGAATATGTTTGGTGATAATGAAATGGCCAGAATCTTTGGTGAATCAAATCAACTAAGAACTCCTCCTAATGAAATTTATCTTCCGGATATTCAAACAAATCCTGTATCAAGAGATACACGTATGGAAATAGTAAATCAAAGAGCTCAACTTAAAAATAAATATGATGCGTTAGGTTTAGACAATTATCCATCATTGGAGGAGGCTCCTGAAAATGTACGCTTAAGAGCTTTTGAATTAGAAAAGAAAATTTCTGATATTGATAATTTTTTAGATAGAGCAAGACAAAAAAGAATTCAACAACTTACATCTACCCCAGGATTGAATGATATACTTGCTTTTAGAAACCAACCTGGATATATTAACTCAACAACACCTTCTACTGTTAATGGTATATCAAGTAAAGATCTTTATCAATTACGTGCTGATCTTGACCGTCTTAATGCTGAAGCAGTTGATCTTTTATTTAATTCATCTAACAAACCAAAAACACCTGAACAAATAGCAAGAGCTGAAGAAGTAAATAACCAAGTAAGAAAACTAAGAACAGAAATAAATAATAGAACATCTGCCGCACCAGCAGGCCAGATTGATTTAACCAGACCACGTAGAAATTCTAGAGGTGTAATTGACATTACAGATAATCAACAAATACAACCTATTGCAGAACCTAATCCATTTTTTGCTTTACAAGGAGATAGAACATCACCACATACAATTCCAAGAAGAACTTCGCGAATTATTAACAGTAATACAGTTCCTGGTACTCCATATACAATAGCAGAAACTCTTTCTGTACATGATAATCCATTAAATGTAGTTAATGAAGTTAGAAGGCTTGTCCAAGATCAAGCAATTAATTCAACAACTGCTTCTGATTTAATGAATGCGTTAAGAGGTGAAATAAGAGATATGCCTATAGATTCAAAACAGAAAAAGTTTTTTATATCTGAAGCTACAAGAATAAGTAAGATTCCAAAAGATGTAGTTTATACAGGTTCAGCAAAACCAAATTCTGAAATTTATAAACTTAGTGAAAGTTGGGCAACTACCCCAGAAGAAAGAGAAGCTATACAAAAGTTATTAGTTGATAATTATGGATATTCACTGGATGACCTAGAGGGATTTATAGATAGATATGTAACTAGTGATTTATTAATAAATGTTTTTAATAATCAAGTATATGATGATGTAAGATATGTTTTAGAACATGGTGTACCAAATCCTAACCTTCCTGTTTTTAATCGTAGAACTGGTGAGATTTCACCATTATTAAAAAACCAAACTGAACTTCATCAAGCAGGTTTATCTAAAGATGTTGTAAATAAGATTGAAGATACAATGTATACTTATTCAATGTCAAATACAACAGGTACAGTAAATTATAGTCAAGTTCAAGAACCTATAATTCATAAACTTAAGGATAATAAACTTATTGCTAAAACTGAAGAACTTGACGGATTAATTTCAAGTTATGAAACAGCTATTTCTAAATTAGGAGACGGTGAGTTAAAAGAAAATCTTACAAGACAACTTGAAGATTACAAAGGAACAAAATGGCTTAGAACAGAATATGCAGATGAATTAAAAGCCCAGGGACTCAAACCAAATAAAATTGAAAAAGCTTCTATTATTTCAAACTCTCATGGTCAGAAAAATTTAGTAGATGGTGATGGAAATATTATTGGTACCTTAAACGCATATAAAGCAAAAACTCATGAAGGAACACAAGGTTATAAAATTGGTAGTACCGGAGTAAATTATAAATTTCACCCCTACAATTTAAAACATAGTAAATTTGAAAATTGGGATGAAGCACAAGATTTTTTAGAAAATGAAGAAATTGAAAAACTTATAGCAACAATAACAAATGAATCTGATAAAACAAATCCTATTGTTTTAAAACATTTTAAAAGACAAGCAAAAGCAAAAGCAAAAGAAACTGTTAAACGTCTTCAAGAAAATAATGAAAACAGATATGGTGAAGCATTATATAGAGGAGTTCATCATGCAGTTAAAGATACAAAAGGTGCAGTATTTACAGATCAACATTTTGTTAATACAAAACTTCCTGATCCATTTACTGGAGAAATTATTAACCGTAAAAGAGCTGAAGATTATTGGAACAGTCAAGCTAAACAATACAATGAAGCTGGAATTCCTAAATCTGAATTTGTAAATCCTCCTCCACCAACTAATGCTCATGGATATGGAACAGATGAACCACACATTATTATTAGAAGACAACAAGGTGGTGATTTAAGTAAACTAAATAAGTTTATTCATTAAATTAAAAATTAGTATATTTAGATATATAGACTATTATGGCAAAAGTAAGAATACGTAAAGCTGGTCCTGGAGAAACTGCAGGATATTATAACAAGACAGCTATGTTCTTGAACAAAGCTCAGATGGGACAAGAAGTACAGTCTGAAGAACCTCAAGGACAATCTCAAGAGGAAATGGTTCAAGCATACTATCAGTATGCTGAACAACAGTTATCAAATGAGGTAGCACCTGATAAGGTGTATACTGACCTTGTTAGTAATGGTCTACCAGAACAAGTTGCATATCAGATGATTACATCTCTTATGGATAAACTTGTAGATGATGGTATCATTAATCCTGATTACAAAAGAGAAAAAGAAAATCCTAATCAAGAAGAAGCTCAGGCAGTTGAAGAAGAGCCTGCTGCTGTTGAACAACAACAAGAGGATCAGTCAATGTTTGAAGAAGATCAAGATGCAGCTGATGCAGAAGAAGAGTATGTTCAAGATAGATCTTACATGCAAATGGGAGGTTATACTGAAGATGACTATGATGCTCAAAATAGTATGATGGATCAGTATTCTGAAGTTAAGGATAATACTGCTGAACCATTTAATTTTCAAGAACTTATTAGCAAAACACCGGGTATCCAACCTGGTTTAAACTTTCCAAGTTTATCAGAATATATTCCGGATTATCAAAATATCCAATGGAATAATATGGATGCATTACAATCTGAACAAACTGATGAAGACATGTTACCACAACTTGAATCACAAAGAGTTGGTGGCATGGTTAAGAAAAAACAGTTTGTTAAAAATGTAATGTCTCTTTTGAAAAAACAAGAAGGAGGAGATAATACAGAACAAGAAGATCCAACATTGGGTAAAGGTAATCCTATGGATACACTTACTGAAGATGTTCAAAAACATAAAAACAATTTCTTAAGTGCTATTAAGACTAAGGCTAATACTGTCAAAACAGAAGAGATGTATGACAAGTTAAGAAAGTCTAATGATCCTAGTATGCAGCAACTAGCAATGGGACAACAGTTTCAAGTTGGTGGTATGACGGGTGGTCAAGATCCATTGTTTAGATTTCTTGGTGGTGGTGATCAAGGATTTCAAGAAGATCCTAATTACTATGAAGCAGACTTTTTACCTGAAGCAGCTTATGGATATTCTACAGGAAACTTAAGAAAAGCTGAAGAAGGAGAAGAAGTAAAAGCTGATGCAATTCCTAAAGCTAGAATTAATTATGTTCCAAGATACAATAGTACTCCTGGTACATGGGCAAGAAGCTTAACACCATGGAATGCTATAATGGAATCTTCAAATGTTGATGTACCAATTAGCAAACCATATAACTATGGAACTAATACTGAGTACACAGGTCCATTTGCTGGATTAACACCTGTTGCTAGACAAGTTACTAAGAGAGGTATCTTTGGAAGACCAAAGAGATACACTGATATTTATGCTATGCAAGATGCTGAAGCTAATGGTGAAATAACAGCTGACGGCAACACATTAATATTCCCAGAGAGAAACTCCAGAGGGTATGCAGATCTTCCCCTATTGGATAATCCACATGGAGAAAAGATAAAGCATAACTATGAAGACTTTGATGATTTAAGTATGAAAGCTAAGATGGCTATCAGAAGAGGTGAGAGATTCATGAATAGAAACACTAGAAGACTAGATAGAGATCCAGACTTTAAAGATGTTGAATACGCGTATGGAGGAGCACTAGATAGTTACATGCCTAAAGCACAAGGAGGATTAACCATTAATAATCCTAATCTTCCTCAACCGGCACCTGGTAATACAGAACTTACATTAACTAATCAGCCAGGTCTTATAGGGCAGGTTAATCAAGGCCCAAATACTGTATGGGGTCAGCAACAATCTTTCAGTCAACCTGCACCAGTTAATAAAGAAGCTGCTGCATACAATAGTAATAATCCTTCTTATGTAACTGAACCGTTAGGAAATGACTTGTCTGAATGTACAGAAGAACAAAAGAAAGATCCTACTAGTAAATGTTACAATGCAGGACAAATGACTTATGTTGGTGTTGATGTCCGCAATGATAGAAGTAAGACTGTAGATCCAGAAGCTGGTGTAAATGTTTTTAATGCTGGTGTCAGAGGTATAACAGGACTATTGAATAGAAAAGATGAGAAGAGAAGAGAAAGACAGATGTATGACAATCAAACATCTAATAATCTTTATGCTTCTCAAGCAGGCATGATGAAAGGTCAATGGAATGACTTAGGTTCTATGGCTGGTATGTATAATCCTGGTGACACCGGTCAAGATACAAGTGGTTATTCATCATATGGTAAATATGGTGGTTACATGCAAGACGGTGGTGAATCAGATTATGATGAAGGTGATGAAGTTTACATGACAGAAGATGACATTAAAAACTTCATGGCTAATGGTGGAGAAATTGAATACATATAATTTTACAACATGTTAAAGAAAGTAAGAATCAAAAGACTGCCGCAAGCAAAGACAGGCTTTCAAGTACAAGGTTCATTATATAATGACGTGCCTGCTATGGGTGGTGGAGCTGACTATAATGCTTATATAGGTGAACCAAAACTTCAAGCAAGTAAATACATTACTGCTGTTCCAAGAGAAGAAGCTAATCTAGAAGCTGAAGGAGGTGAAACTGTTTATGGTGACATCAATGGAGATGGAATGCCAGAACATAAAACTATCAAAGGTCCAAGACACTCTGCAGGTGGTGTACCATTAAAGTTACCAGATGATACATTTATCTTCAGTGATACAAAATCAATGAAAGTAAAGGAGCCACAGTTCTTAGCTGTGTTTGGTAAAAAGAGTGGTTCCTATACTCCGGCTGATTTAGCTAAGCAGTATGACATTGAAAAATATAGAAAGATCTTACAGGATCCTAACACAGATGCATTAGATAGAAAAACTGCAGAGTTAATGCTTAAGAACTATACTCTTAAGTTAGGAGCTCTTGCATTAGCTCAAGAATCTAAAAAAGGATTCCCTCAAGGAATACCAGCTGTTGCTAGACCTTATATGGAAGCAATGGGTATTAAAGATGAGGATGTGCTTCCTGATCAACAAATTACAGAGACTGTTAAACAGTTGGATCAACAAGCTTCCAATAATCAAAGAAGTGCAGATACTATGGCTTCACCTACTGAAGAACAAGATGAACAGTATGGTGATGAAGCTGAGGAAGCACAAATGATTAATAGTGACCGTCCTATTGCACAACCAGAACCAATGCAAGATGAGGCTGCTGGTATGATGCCTGATCAAATGGAAATGCAAACTGGAGGTGTAATGTCTCAAAACAAATCATTTGCTTTTCAAGATGGTGGTTGGATGCCAGAAGATATTGCTGTATTTACAGGATCAATGCCTGAAGCTGCATATGGTATGGCTATGGGTGCTAATCCACAAAATTACCAAGGACGTGAGAAAGAACTAAGAGGTGCTTCACGTTTCTTTGAAGAAGGTGGAAATTTACCAAAAGCTCAAGAAGGTGTACAGGTTGATGTAACTGGTATGACTCAAGATCAAAAAGACAGAGCTTATTATGATGCTAGAATAGCTAATCCAGATAAGAAAATTACTGTTATTGAAAATGGTAAAAGCTTAGGTACATTAAAGTATTCAAAAGATAAAGCTACAGATGTTGAAGGTATTGACATGAAAACATTTGGTACTGGTCCAAATGCTATTGCTGCAGCGGCTCAATACAAACTTCTTGAAAATAGTTTAAAAGATCCTGATGTTGCTAAAAAACTTTGTGAAGAAACTCAAGCTTCCTTAAAAGATCCTAGATCTTATGTAAGTAAATCTGGAGCTAAAGGTAAAACTTGGGAACAAAGAGGACATAAAATGCCTGAATGTCAAGAAGTTGTAAATCAATTTTTAACACATCAAAAAAGAAACTTATCTTTTATGGGTCAAAACATTGATCCGAAATTATTTACAGATAGTGGACAAGGTCTTGCCAGCGCAGAAGAAATCTTAAAAAGAAAAGCTATTAACCCTAAGACAGGTGCACCAGTAAAAGATTTAGAAGAAGCTAAAGCTGTTAAAGATTACATGCGTACTACTTACGGTGGTGGACGTGCCGGATATAAAGATAAAGAAGGAAAAGTTATTGATGTTTCAATTGATGAAGTATCTGGTAAACTTGGTGTACCTTTAGATAAAGATGAAAAGTCTAGAGCTTTACAACAAGCTACTTTCCATGGTTATACACACATGTCTGAGAATAGAAGTAAGTATGATAAAGATCTTCAGTATAAAACACGTAACTTCTTAGGTAATCTCCAAGTAGGAGTTAATGATGAAGCTGGTATGTCTAATGGATTGTTTAGTACTAAAGGTGTACAGATTTCTCCTATTGATGATTTTTACATGCCTGAAAAAGGAACTTATGGTAATACTACTGCAGGTCAATTGGCCGGAGCAGGACTGGATAAATATGATATTGAAAATGTAGAAGCTAAAACTGATACAAAAAAACAAGAATGTCCATGTCAAACATCTACAGGAATAATCTATGTAGGTAGAGATCCTAATACAGGACAATGTAATCCATGTGAGGAAGATGTACCATATGATGTAAACAAGCCAGCTGAATGGTGGTTACAAGATACAATTAAAACTGCAGGAGCATTTGGAGATAGAATGGGACTTAAGAAATATATGCCGTGGGCCCCTAGGGTAGACCTAGAAACTCCGCGTCCTACTTTCTTGGATCCTACAAGAGAACTTGCTGCTAATGCAGAACAAGCAAACATTCAGACTCAAGGGTTAGCACAGTTTGCTGGACCACAAGCAATGTCTTCTAGAGCATCATCTATTCAAGGTCAAGCTAGTAAACAAGCAGCAGATACTTTATCTAGATATAATAATGCTAATGTTAATCTTGCAAATCAATTTGAAGGGCAAGTAACAAACATTAGAAACCAAGAACAAGGAATGAATCAGGCGGCTGCTCAAAGAGTATATGATCAGAATACAATAGCAAATCAACAGTTTGATAATGCTAAATTGGCTATGAGAAATAATTTGAGAAATCAGTATACTAATGCAATGACAAATAGATCTAAGACAGATGCTCTTAATCAATTGTATCCACAGTTTGCTGTAAGCCCAGGTACTGGTGGATTCATGCACTTTACTCAAGGACGTGAACTTACACGTGAAAAATCTAGTACAGAAAAGACATATGATCAATGGTTACAGTATTATAAAGACCAGGGTATGACTGAATCAGCAGCTGTTGATGCAGCTAAGAATGCATTTAATTCTCAAGGTTCTACAACTACTTCTGATAATAAAAAAGAAATACTAAAACAACAGTACGATAAGAAAGGTGGTCAGATGAAAAAAGGAGGATTTACTTATGGAGATATCACCTACCCATTTATTATGTAAACTTTTGAAGTTTATTAAACTTTAAAAATTTTAATATTTTTACATCAAAGATTAATTATGGCAACGTATTTACAATCAATTTCTGGAATATATAAAATTACTAATCTAATTAGTAATAAGTTATATGTTGGATGTGCTTCTAATATAAGAACAAGAATAAATGATCATATTTACAATTTAAGAAAAGGTACGCATTCAAATATATATTTGCAAAAAGCGTGGATCAAATATGGTGAGAAAAGTTTTGTTTTTGAAATAATTGAAAAATGTAGTGTTTTTGATTTACATGATAAAGAACATTATTGGGTTAATAAATTTAATTGTTTAGATAGATTAATTGGTTATAATCTAAAACCAACAGATCCTAATGGTTGCTCTATTCATTCAGAAGAAACAAAAGAAAAATTAAGACAAACTAATAAAGGTAAAAAGCCATCTGCTTTATGTATTCAAAAACTTAAAGAAAGAACTTTATCAATAGAGCATAAAGAAATTTTAGAAAAGTCAAGAAAACTTGTAAACTTTAAAGAAATACATAGAATGAAAAGAGGTAAAAAAGTCTTAGATACCACAACAGAAATTGTCTATAGTTCTTTATCTGAAGTATGTGAATTACTAAATATTAAAAAAAGTTCTTTAAGCCGAAAATTATCAGGTAAAAGAATTAATAAAACAACATTTAAATATATTTAATTATGGCTACTTATCTTCAGGGTGTTACAGATTATATACCAGATTATCAGCCGTTCCAACCGGACCTGAATTTCTATGGTTCTGCCATGCAGACTAAGCAAACACAATATGATTCCAACTGGAAGTCATTGAATAATCTTTATGCAGATTTGCATAATGCTGATTTAACTCATGACTTAAATATTAAAAAGAAAGATGATGTTTTAAAACAAATTGACTTTAACTTAAAAAGAGTTACAGGATTAGATTTGTCTTTACAACAAAATGTTGATCAAGCTACTCAAGTATTCAGACCTTTCTATGAGGATAAATATTTGATGAAAGATATGGCTTGGACAAAAAATTATACATCTAAACTAAGTCATGCATTAAATCTTAAGAATTCTCAAGATGAAAAAATGCGCGGGCAATACTGGGATACTGGAATAAAAGACATGCAGTACCGCAGAGAAGAATTTAAAAATGCAACATTGGAGGAAACATTAAATATGGGTAATGCAAGTTATACACCATATGTTAATGCAATGGAAAAGTATTTAAAGCTTGCAAAAGAAACTGGTTTATCTATTGACATAAAAGATGTAGATGCTTCTGGAATGTACTTTGTTAGAGAAAAGAATGGAAAAGCTTTAATGTCTCCATTACAAAATCTATTTATGAGCGCGTATGCAAATGATCCTGCCCTACAGGCCGTATATGCTACGCAATCCTATGTAAAAAGAAAAGACTATGCAGAACAATATGCTACTAAGTTTAATGGTAACAAAGATGAAGCTGAGAAAGAATACTTAAGAGACCAATACAAGTTCTTACAAAACTATACTGCTAGTAAAAAGATTGAATCAAAAGAAGCTGTTGATGTAAATAAGAATAAAGCAAAAGATGTAGAAAATGCTATTAATAATAATGATGCTGATATTTTTACAGAGTCTTATTTTGAAAGTTTGAACAAAGCATTGGCTATTGATGAGACAGTAGCTGATCATGCTGAAAAACTTGATAAAGATATTAATGGTGGTAAAAATAATACAATTGCTACATCAGGTGTTACAGGAGATCCTAATGCACTTGACTTTAGTAATATGGAACTTGCAAGATTAAAAGTAGATGCAGGTACCGCTTCTGTATTAGCAGAACAAGATATTCTAGGAGCTTCAGAAATTTATGCTTTTAAAGATTATGTTTATGAAAAATCTGCTAATCCTGTAGGGTTAGAGAACATGAGACATCAGAATGCTCTTGCAAGAATTGACCATACTCATCAACTTAAAAAAGATGAGATGAAGTTAAAAGCTGCATATGACTTAGAAAAAACTAGAATTGACCAGGGTCTTAAGAACGGTACAATCTGGTATGATAAAGAGGGAAAAATTCATGAAGATGATGGTTCTGCTTTTGGACTTACTTTAGGTTCACCATCAGGTTCATTTACAGATGAAATCAATGTATTAAAAGATAACTCTAATAGATACAATGAAACAATTTCTAATATGACAGGAACTTATATTGGAAATACTTTAACACGTCTTAAAAATCTTGCAGAAAACAATAAAATACAAGACAAAGATTTATGGAATGCTCTTTCATGGTTAGACCCTAATAGTAAAGAAGCTGCCAAAAGATATGGTACTAAAAATGGTAAAGTACTTCTTGATAAATTATGGAACAAGTATCAAAACAATAATGACAAGTTTATAATAGAATTTACTAAAACTAATCAAGTTGTTAAACTTAAAAAGTTTATGGATAATTGGGCAAATAAAAATACAGGTTACCGTATTGCTGATGATTATCATAATGATATTAGTGGAAAAGACATTGAAAAATATATACGTTATAGAGATCAAGCATCTATTATTGATAAAGCTAATCATGATAAAATTAGTTCTAATATAATTAAAGCTCTTGACTCTGATGAAGGCTTTAGAAAATTAAATGCTGCTACAAAAGAAAAGCTTGTTGATATTTATATTAAAAATTTAAAAAGCGGACGAGAACCTAACAAAGGCAAACAAGGCACTAAGTACTTTCAAGCAGGTAAAGAACGTGATGAAACTGAAGAAGAAGTTTTTTATCAATTTCTGGATAAACAATTAGGATATGAAAAAGATTCAAAGCCTAGATATAATCCAACAATGTTTGATGTTGAAACAAACAGTGGTGAATTTACACCATATACTAGCGGTTTTGCAAAGAAAAGCGGTATTAAAATAGACAAGATGTATAAAATAATGTCAGAGTCATATCTTAAAACTATTAATCAAACAGGACCAGAGGGTCTTAAAAGTTATGCGGGTTTTGTAAAAACTAAAGGAGGAAGATACTCTCTTGGAACAAATGAGGTGACCGCTAAAAAAGTAATACTTTCAAATCCAAGTTTTGGTGGTTTTCAAGATTTTCAAGAAATAATGGCTGACATAAATAGAATTAGATTTAGTCAAGATCCGAGTAAGTATGCTGTAACATATGGTGGTTTAACAGAAACAGCAGCAAAAGATAAAACATTAGATCCTTCTTTTACTAAAGCTATGTTAAGAGAGTTACAAATGTCTGCAGGTAAGAATAGTAAGGAAGGTAGTTTTATGATTGCTCGTTCAGCAATTGCTAGAGAAAAAGCAGATTTAGGTGCTGTTATCATCATTCCATCACAAGAGTTTTTAAAAAAATATATTAAGACTGATGCTGGTGCAATTGATTGGGCTAAGATAAAAGAAATTAAAGCTAATGGTATTAGTTTTATTGCTCCAAGACAACAATGGACAAATAACTTTTTTCAAGAAAATGAACTTACAGCTACAGAACAAATTCTTAATGCTAAAGGAAAAATTGATTATGTACACGGGCAAGGAGCGGGTAGATACACAATGGAAAAAATAAAAAATGTACCAGGAGTAGATTATAGAATTTCTTACTCTACTAAAAGAATAAATGAATATGGTGATGTTGAAGAAATGTCTGATGCCTTACCACTTATGAGATCTGGTAATAACATTGATAATAATGAATCTGCTATTTATGATAGGCTTCAAGAAATTGCTGTGCATAATGCACAAATGACTAAAAAATTTCAAAGAGAAGGTAATCAAGAAGCATTAGCAAAAATTAGAAAATCTTTTAAAATACCTCCTGTTGGTGGTTATCAATATTAAACAACATGGCAGAAGAAACAAATGTACCAGATGAAGGAGTAAAAGATTTATCTCAAATGAGTGAATTTATTGCTCCAGCAGAAATTGGAGTTAATTTACATAAGTCAATGATTTCTCCAGCTTTAGATATTAATAAATATAATACAAAAGCTACTATAAGCAATCCGGCTTTAAGAATTAAAGATACAACAAAAGGTTCTGCTCCATATCATCCAAAAAAAATTACCTCTCCTAACTCTAAAGAATATGGAGGTTTAAAAGGAATCATGGATGATTTACGTGCAGAGTTATCTCAAAATGTAGATAAGAATGCATATAGTAAAATATATGCATATGACTCTTCACCTAAAGGAGCACACAAAGCTAGATACAAAGGATATGGTCAAGAGACATATGATAAGATTGGATTTACTCCTGAAATAGATAATGAAACTTGGTTCAATGCTAACACTACCATGTATGATGACTGGAAGCGTATGGCTACACAGGCTGCATGGCCTATGATGAAACTTGGTTTTATGAGTCCTATCCATTCATACGGTAAACTTTTTGGACAAGCTGACATTGGTCAAGACTTAGCAGAGGCTAGAGACTATGAAGAATACAATGCTATTGGTTATTCCACTAAGGGTGGAATTGGTGGGTTCATGATTAACTTACAGAACTCAGCTGCATACTCAGTTGGTATACTTGCAGAGAGTGTAGTTGAAGGAGCTCTTATTGGTGCTGCAGTAGGGGCAGTAGGTGGAGAAGGTATCGGTGCTGCTCCAGGTGCAGTTATAGGAGGAGTTGTAGAAGGATTTGGAGCATTGTTAAAATTACCAGGTACTCTATTTAATATGAGTAAGAATCTTGGTAAGATGACCATGAATCTTAAAAAGTTTGAAAAGATATCTGAAGTAAGAAACCTTTTTGGAAATGCTGGTAAATCTATGGGTAACTTCGTAAACCCTATCAGCAATACTTCAGAGGCTGCAATGAAATATGTTTTTAAAAATCCTGATGATCTTAGTAACCTTGCAAGAAGTGCAAGAACTGTAGGAGCATTATGGCATGATGTAAAAAACATGAATGCTGCATTATCTGAAGGAAGACTTGAAGGCGGATTTACTGAACAAAGAGTTTTTGATGAACTTTATAATAAGTACTATGAAAAGTATGGTGTAGCTCCAAGTGATGAGCTTCAAAAAGATATGCGTAAACAAGCAAAGGTAGCAGGTTATCAAAACACTTGGAAGAATACTTTGCTTGTACACTATAGTAATAACATTGCTTTTCCATCTATTGCAAGAGCAGGTTTTATGAAAGGGCTTCCAACATTCAGCAAAACAGTTGGTAAAGTTGGACCTTTTCAATTAGTATATGATCCAGCTAAAAAAGTTGCTTCTGAACTAGCCTATTCAGCTGAAAAAGTTTCTCTTAGAAATGCAGTAAAAGCATTTACTAAACCAGCAGCATATGGTAAGACAGCATTGAATTATTTCAAAGCTAACCTTGTAGAAGGTTTTCAAGAAACAGCACAGGATGTTTTATCAGATGCAACAGAGAATTATTACATAAATAGTTTTAAAAACAAAGACCGTCAAAATTTTGAATATTCTATGGCTACTCTTAACGGAGCCATGAAAAAACAAATTAGTGCACAAGGTCTTGAAACATTTGCTTCAGGTTTTGCAATGGGTTCTATCCTTGGAATTCCTGGAGGTGTCAAAGATTTTATGAGTGTTGGGTATAATAAGTATTTCAAACACCGTAATAACTATGATGAGTATATTCAAAAGAGACAAGATGAGGTTGATACAATTGTTGATGCATTAAACACAATGGATAAAGGAGCCAAAAACTTTTTTGATCCAAGACTTACTAACTATACAACACAAATGCTTGCTGGTAAAGTTGCTGATGATCCTGAAGGCGCTACAACTAAAGAAGCAAAAGATACTAGCTTTGCAGCTTTTCAATCTGCTGTAAGAACATCTTTAAGAACAGGAACATTTGATATGTTTCTTAAGAACTATGAAGGATACAAACAAGCTACTCCAGAAGAGTTAGAACAAGCATGGAGATTGCAACCAGGACAAGGTCAAAAAGCTCTATTGAATATTGATAAGTCTATTGCTAATGCTAAAACAATTGCTGCTAGATGGCAGTATACTAAAAATAAATTTCCACATGTTGTAAATCCTGCAAACTTTAAGGATGATACTCCGGAGAAAGAAATGGCTGAAGTGTATAATGAAGCCTACCTTGCAGGTATTGACAATTTAGTATTCATGGGATCTGCATTTGACAATAATGCTGAAAGGTTAGATCAGATGTATAGTAAATTATCATCTATTCCTGTAATACAAAATTCAAGATTTTCAGAGATTGCAACTATTACTGATCCTGCAAGATTGACTAAGGAAATAGCAATGCTCCGCACAGAGATTGAACTTTCTAAAAATGCTGCAACACCAGAAGCTAAAGAACAATATGAAAAACAAAAAGATCTTCTTGATAAATTAACAAGTTTTCAGAAAGAACAATCAGGTGTTACTGTAGATTTCTTTAAAAGAATCATGAATGCTCAGAAAACTATCATGCAAACTGAGGGTATTTCTGCTAATGAGGCACAAGTCAAAGCTGTTGACCAGGTTACAAAAGAATTTGAAGATGAAGGATTACATCCTTTTGAAAGTTATAAAACAAGTTTTAGAGATTTGTTAGATACTCTTGCAGGTTCAGAAGAAAATAAAGCAAACCTTGGTAGACAATTAGATGATGCCGGAGGATTTGATGATATTTTTGAAATACTGGCTGATACACATCTTCTTAGAGATGAGAACATGCGTCTTAATAAATTCATAAATGTTCTTAATAGTCCACAAGATTTCTATGAACATGTTCAAAGAAACTTTGAATGGATGAAGAAGCTGTATAATAACAGACAAGATCATTATGATGAGTTGATTAATAATTCTATGACAGCTATTCAAAGAAATACACTTCTTGAAGAATTAGCTGAAAAAGGAATTTATGTTGACTTAGAAGAGTTTGCTGAATGGTGCCAAGATAATTCTAAGTTGCCTACATACTTTGTTGATCAAGTAAACAAAAGAATTATCAATAAAGACAGTTACATCTATGATAAGTATATTGAGTATTTTGATCTAGCTAAAAATGCTGAAACAACTAATGCTCCTAGACCAAAAAGTACAGAAGAGCAGAAACTTGAAAGAACAATTGATAATTATAACAATCAAAGAGAAGGTGAATTAGAAACTGTCAAAAATCAATATGACCAAAGCTTAAAAGATCTATTGGGTTATACTCAAGAAGAGATTGATGAGATGCGTGATAAAGCTATGTTTGATGCTGACATGACACCGGAGGAAGCAGCTGAGGAATTAGAACTTGTCAAAAAAGCAATTAAACAATTAGATTCTGATAATCATCTTGAGATAGAAGCAGTATTTGATCTTGCTACAGAAAATGACATGTTTACTCCACAAGAGTATAACATGGCCAAAGAAGATTTGTTTAGTGATGAAGATTCTGTAAATGAAATGGCTGACTTAGCTGAAAAGTTTACTGATGCTGAAGAAGAAGAAGCTATGGAAGCTGCTTCTAATGTATTAATTCTTAAACCATTACTAGAAAAAAGAATAGAAGTTCTTCAATCATTTGTAGATGGAACAGCAATGGAGGGGATTCCTAACTATGAGGAAACACAACCCTATAAGGATTACACAGAAGCGGTAGATGAAATCAATACTAAGTATGATGGTCTTATAGATGATGCTAGAGCAGAATTTGATAAGGCAGTTAAGGAAGGTGTTGAGTCCACTAGACCTGAAGCAATGAAGAAATCCATCCAGGAAGTACAAGAGTTATTTGCTGGAAAAGAAGATATTGTTCAGACTAAAAGAAACTACATTATAGATGGTGAGGTACATGAAAGAATGTCAAACAGAATTAAAGCTGGTCATGACACTTATGGATACACTGGAGAAAAAGATCTTATGGATCTTTATGATGAGACTATTGGTGCAGCGCTTGCTGAGGATAGAGAATTAGACCAAGATTTGATTAATGAGTTCATAGAAGCTTTAGTAGCTGCTGACTTACCTGGTGTAAACACAAATACTTTTACTGCAGATGTAGTAAGAGATGAGTTAGAAACATTAATTAAAACAGATGGCACTAAGTCTAAAAAGATTCAGAGATATATTTCTAAACTAAAATCTCAGTTAAGTGATATTGAAAATAAATTAGCTTCAGTAAAAGATAAAGACCGTCTTGCAAGCTTGCAGAAACAGAAAGTAGAATTAGAACAAGCTATTAAAGATGAAGAGGCTGGTAAGTTTGATGAGCCATTTGAAATGACATCAGACAATATTAAGTCTTTTATCTTAAATACTGTTAAGGAAAATGCATATGAAGAATCTAGAGATGCGGGTAACATAATTGACCCTATGCTTAAAGATTATCTTGATACAGCAACTTCTGTAAAACCTAAGTGGGATCCTAAGAAGATGAGCAAAGAAGCATATGACGCTTTGTTTGATGATGAAACAGGTTACCTTACTGAGCTTAAAAGAAGAGCTGATGCTGGTGAGATCTATATTTTTACCAAAAATCTTATTGTACATGCTAATGATTTAGTAGATGCTGATGGTAAAAAACTTCCACCGGTAGCTGGTGAAATTGATATGATCATTGTTGACCGTAAAGGAAACAAATTTATTGTAGATTTAAAAACAGGTAAAGTAAGAAAATGGTTTAACTATAAAACTATAGGAACTGATTCATTTAAGAAACAGTTAGAAAATACTTTACAACAAGTGGGATATGCAAATCTTGCAGAAGACATGTCTGGTCAACAATTTGGAGTTAAAATTTTACCTATTGAGATTGGCTTTGATAGTAAAGGTTATATTGTATCTGCAGGTAAACCAACTAATCCATCTATGTTTACGGGTGAAGAAGTTGTTGGAGATGAAGGCAGTGAAGCTTACACAATAGGATTAGATCCTACAAATATGATTCAGGTTAAGAAAGAAGGAACCAATGTTTATGAAAACATAAGTATTGAAGATTTCATGCAAAAACTTATTCCTGTAAGAAGAGTGCCAGGTAGTAAAAGACCAAAGCTTACTGTTAAAAAAGAAGTTTCAATCCCTGAAGAAGAAAGAGAGTTTGTTGATGACTTTATGAACAAACTTGCCAATGCTGGTCAGGCAAAACCAAGCGGTAAATCATCAACTGCCCCTATAAGGAAAGCAGTAGTAACAATAGAAGATGCCATAGGTAAAACAGTATATTATAATGGTAAGCCTTACACAGTAAATAAAGAGGGTGTAAGATATGTACTTGAGTCAGAATCTACTGTTATTGAATTAGATACTACAGCTTCAGAAAATTTAAGTGATCTTGGTATTGACTACTTTGAAGGAGAGTTCTATACACCTAAGTATGATGTTACAATCAATAGTGAAAATTCTGTTACTGTTGATGGTACTACATATGAGATTAGAGTAAATGAGTCAGGTAATGTAATTGGTTTAAGTCCGGAAAATAAACCAGAACAAGTTATTAAAAATGAAAGATTACTTGTTGCTGTTGAAATTGAAAGAAATAAAACTGATTTCATAACTGAAGTTGAGGAACTAGAAGATGTTGATTATGCAGAAACAATGGATAATCTAAAAGCTAATGATCCTGCAGCTCATCAAAAACTTGAACTTCTTGAAGGAGTATACAATAAAAACTGGAATGAAACTGTTGAATCTGGTTTAAGTAAACTCTATAGTAAACAAGAACTAAATGATTCAGAAAGACTAGCTGTAGATTTATGGGTGACAGATGCTATAATTAGCATGACTAAATTATACACTAGACAGTCAGATGAAATTTATGCTAAAGGATTAGATAATCTTGAAATTATTAATACACTTTTATATGAAGGATACAATGAACAATTTACAGAAGTTGGTGCTAATGAGCCTGCCAAAAGAACAGTTAAACAAACTGAAAGTCAAAAACAAAGAAAGCCAGGTAAAAATGTCACAGAAACAAACACCAGTGAAACAGTAAAAGAAACTGTTTCAGATAAAGAATACAAAGATTTTGTAGATAATGGTGTTGTTAAGAAAAGCAGAATAAAAAGTATTGCCGTAAATATACAAAAAGGTAATACTTTATCTCAAAGAGAGATGGCAATTTTTTCTGATAAAACATCTGAGATCAATGATATGATTATTCAGATGACAGAAAATAAAAATGTAGAAGATTCCATTAAGGAAGATACATTTGATCAGATTCTTGAATTGTATGCTGAACTTGATAAGGCTAAACCTAAATTGAGTGAAGAATCATACAATATGCTTAAGGAACAACTTGATGCCCGCGCCTCATTATTGTTTGATGAAACAGGAAATATAGTTTTAAAAACCGGAGAAATTTATATCTTTACAGCACCGGTAAAAGATGAACAAGTTGCTCAAGGATATAGAGTTAAAATAGATAGTTTTGACCCTATGGCTAAAACAGTTACTGTATCTAATGTTGGTCCTGGTAATAATAAAACTTTTACTATGAGTATCAAAGACTTTAATGATAGTGCAATGAGTGAAGAATTAATAAACAATATGCCTAAAGAAGATGAACCATATGTTCCTTCTGAAGAAGAATTAGATCACTTAACAGAAAGTATGGCTGTTACAGATGGTCAGTTATCTGATTTTGAACAACTTGCCAAATGGGAAGATGAAGCATCAGCAGATACAATATCACTTGATGATTTAAAAAATGATTTCTTTAATAATTTTAAATGCTAATTAGATGATCAGTTGTCCAATTACCCAGTTACCTCTTGAAAATTTTTACAAGTATGTATTCCGCGCTATTAAAGATAGACTAGGAAATGATAAAACCTTTGACGTAAATGATTTCATGGAGAAGTTGTTTGAGGAATCGGTTAAAAAGGCTGATCCTGAAACTGCAGCTAAATGGTTGCAAAGTACTCCGCGTGTAATAAATTTAATTATTACAAAATCATTTAGTGATAAGATTCCTTTAGTAAAAGGATTAGAAAATATTTACGGATTGATGGCTGATTTCTCAAAACCAAACGGTGAAGGATTTCAGAATGTACTTAAGAAATATATAAAACCTGTAGATACTAAAGATCTAAAAGGAGAGGCTGCGCATCAATTGTCACTTGAGTTTTCTGATGAAGAAGAAGAGGGTCCTGAAGATGAGAAAAAAGAAACAAACCCAAGAGTTGAGGCAAGACTTAAAACTCCTGTGGTTATGTCTGGTACACTTCAATCATTTGTTCCGGTAGATCCATCTAGAAAAACTGATACTTACTCAGAAAGACTTGATAAACCAAGAGCTCAAATCCTTACTAATCTTGCAATTCTAGGTGATGCATTAAGTATGCAAGATCCATTTGATGGAGAGTTTACATATCAAGGAAAGAAAGTAAAAGTTAAAGCAACAAACTTATATACATTTGCTCAACAGAATTTTAATGATTTAGATCCTACAACTCAGCAAGAGATTAAGGATTCAAACTTTTATACTAGCACAGGAAGAAACAAAGAAGGTGTTACTCAAAGTGATAAAAGAGTAATACTTGTTATTACAGATGATGCTGGACAGAACTTATATTTTGATACAGAAGGAAACCTTACTACTAAAGGTAATGGAACTCTAGTGTATCAATTCATGAGAGATGTTAGACAAACCTCAAAAGGTTATACAGTAACAGATATCTATGGAAAAGAAGAACAGTTAATGCCAATTGAGACTTATGCCCAACTAACATATGATGAAAAAATTGACGGAGACTATCCTACATATCTTGAGAAAGTAAAAGATGATAGAGAGAAAGAGCTTAAGAGATTGTTTCAAATAAGAGAAAGTGCATTAGGTAATGACATGATGTTGGAATTCTCAGGTCTTAGTGCCGGAGTTACTTCAGATCTCACAGCTACCAAACTTCCCCTATCTGACTTTCTAAAGATACCAGGAGCAACAAAGAAAGACTTAAAGAGTATCCGTACTCTTAAAAAAGCAGAAGGTAACTTTGGAGAGGGTAGAGCTGTAATTAATTTAAATGGAACAGACTTCCAAGTAAACAGATCATCTATGCCAGACAGTGTAGCTGACCAGATTGCTGCAGTTATGTTTGATCCTAATATTCCTTTTGAAACTAAAAAAGATTTCTATTCACAGTTTATTCCGGAAGATAGTACAACCAAGCTTGCTTATACTATGAGAAAGCATGAGATCATTCCTGATATGGTGAACCAATCATTTAGAATTAAGCTATATGATAAAGTAGGTGACAAGTATGGATTTGTTACTGAGCCTATTTTTGATTTTGTTATTTCTAAAGCTGTATTAGATAAGGCTAGTAGAGAAAAATTAGATGCCGGTATTAAGACTTTTAGTGACACTCTCAAATCTGGTAGAGCTAATGGTAAAGCAACTTACATGTCATACAAATCTGACTTGTTGAATGATGAGGAGTATTTAGTATACAATTCAAATACAAAACAAATTGAAGTTGCAAACTACATTGATTTTTTATCCACACTTGATGGTTACGTTGATTTATTTGACGGAGATCCTGGTTTCTACAATAAGCACCTGTTGTTTAATGAAGAGAATAAAGTGGAAAAAGAAATTAAAATTGCTTCTGCGGCAGCATCACAAACATTTGAAGAGGCCCTTGAGGAATCAATTAAATTAGCAGAAGAAAGAAAAGCATTGGAAAATGCTGATAAATCTCCTATGGAAATTGAGGCACAAGTTATTGCTGATCGCGCTCTTTCTCCAGAGTTTAGAGCTCAGTTAGCTCAACAAGGAATGGAAGGAAAGTATGATACATACTATTATGCCGCAAGTCTTATTCAAGCTATCAATACTAATATTAGTCAAAGATATACCAGAGAAGCTGCTGAACAGTTGCGTGATATATTTGCCGGTGCAAGATACATAAACGGTAAACAAATTAATACAGTCACTGATATTATCAATAGAGCATTTCCAAAAGCAGAAGGACCTCTTCAGAGAGAAGTTGAAATAATCCAAAAGACTGTTGAACCTGAAATGCCAGACCCAACAACAATAAATCCTTCTCCTAAGAAAGGAAGCTTACGTTCTAGAGCACCTAAGAATGATAGCTTAAACCGTGAAGGATACATGGCTGATGAAATTGGTGAAGAAGATACAGCTAAAGTCCTTGACTGGTGGAACAATACGGCATTAGGAAAAGAGTTACAAAAACATATTGAACTACAACATGCATTTAATCTGGTTAACTCAGATGTATTTGCGCGCTTTGTAGTTAGCGGTGCTACATTAGCTAATCCTGACATTAAAGGTAAGATTCAAATTAATAAAGGTGTAGGTACATTGGTTGATGTTTACCATGAAGCATGGCATGGTTTCTCTCAATTGTTTCTTACCCGTCAAGAAAAATACAGTCTTTATGATGAAGTAATTAATTACAAAGATGCCAGCGGAAACCAACCCTATAAGTCTATGGACTATAAGGCAGTTGATGAGTTACTAGCTGAAGACTTTAGAACTTATATGAAGAGCAATTACATTAAGAAAGGTTCTCCTATAAGAAATAAACTCTTCAGAAAGATTATGAATTTTATCAGAAGCTTGTTTGGTAAAAAAGCAATTAATCCAACTGAAGTTATCACAGATGTAATGAATGTTCCAGCTGTGAGAGAATTGTTTGAGAAATTAAACTATAGTTCTAATAAGAAATCATTTGTGAGATCATACAAAGCCAATATGGATAATGTTGACTTTATGATGTTGAACCGTGGTATTAGTAAATTAAATAGACCAAGTGATAGTGCCCTTAGTGATCAAGACTCTAGATTAGTTTCTGATACTATGGACATGATCATTTCTGATTTTGTTGATGATTGGTACAGAGAAAGAGTTGAAGAAGCTGAAGAAACTGGTAACTATAATAGTTTAAAATCTGGAACTATTGGTTTACTTATTGATCCAGACCACCGTGCATTCATGTATGAGGTAATCAAAGAAAGATTACAAGATAAGTTGGATGAGTTTAAAGAAAAATTACATTCTCAAGAAGGTGTAACACCTTTTAGTGAAATTAAAGCTTTAGAATCTTCTGACCCTAATCAGAAAACAATTGAATCAGAAGCAGTAGCTGTATTAAGATCTAATAAAGGAGAAGACAAATATGTATTCCTTAAATCACAGATTGATGGTTTTGATAATCTTGATGCTAACATGCGTAGAGGTACCAGAGTTAGAGGTGAGTCTTGGCATGGTATCAAAATAGTTGGTGACTTCTATTCACATAAATCTATTAAGAAAGGTAAGAAGCCGGTAGGGATAATTGTAGTTTCTAGTTTAGAGGATGCTCAAGTTCAGTTTGATAATTATAAAGCTGGAGGAGCCGAAGAGTATACAGATTTTGAAGTTAAAGATGTTCCGGATTACATGTTGTCTGCAGAACAAGAATTTATGTTAGATAATGTTAGAATTCTACAAGCTGCTGTAGATAACTTTGGAGATCCACAATGGGATATTAAAGGTATTGAAGCTACTGGAACAATTGCATATCACTTAGAGAATTCAGATTTTGATTTATCTAAAAAGAAATATGAGCTTGATTTTGACATGTTAGATGAGAATGGTGATGAGATTGATGAAGATCAAGAAAATGAAACTCATGATTCTGAAACACCATTTGGTAGTTCAGCGGGTACTAAAAAATCTTTGATGCAATTAGCTGATAAAGAAGTAATCTACATTCTTAAAAGTTTGTATAAAGTAGACCGTAATGGTAATGTTGCATACAATAGACTTGGTTTTAAAGAGCGCGCAGATTTCAAGAAAGTTTGGAACATTGTTACTAAAGCAATTGGTGGTATAAGAGATAGAGAAAAAGCATATGAGACATTAATGGCAGAAGCAGAAAACTTTCCAGAAATAGCTCAGCTTATTGAAACTAAATTCCCAGATCCAAGATTGATTACTAATACATTTGAAATAGATGTGAGTAATTCATTCTGGCAAACATTTGCAAAACCTTCAGTTAAATACTGGCAATTCACTGTGTTCCCACAATATGAGCCGGGAACAAACTTCCTTACAGGGGAAACAGAAAATGTATTAAAAGGATTTGAAGCTGATGTTACTCAATCATCTATTGAAGTAGATAGCACTATTAGAAAATTTGAATCAATTTTCAAAAGTAGTATAGCAAATGATTACATAGAAAAGAATTCAGATAACCAATCTACTTTAAAACTGGATGACGTAATTACTGCATTTGAGAATAAGAAATATCCTGGTCAGTTAGATACATCTAAAGCATTTGAGTTTGCTGCAGCATTAGGTATGAAGCTTGATGCTTTACCAGTTATCAAAAAAAATATAGAAGATAGAGCAGAGTATTTTGGGTTACCATATATCTATGATATTATAAAAGACTTTGCAGGTATTCAGAAATCAAATAAAAGCACTGAACAACAACTTGAATACTTAAACAAATTTGTTAGTAATCCAATAGGGACACTAAGAGGTGAGATTCCAAAAGGAATACTAAAAAGCTTTAAGAAAGAAGTAGCAGAAAAGAATATCCTTAAAAGAATTGCTGAGTTACAATCTCAGTATGGATATGATTCTGCTAATCCAGGTATCTTGCTACCGGACGGTAACAGAGTATTTGAAAATGTAAATCATAGTCAAGTTACAGTTACTGTAGATGCAATAAACAATGTTGAAAATCTTAGTGATTTCTGGAGCAAACCAGAGCTAGGTTATATGTCACACTTGAGACCAGGTAAATCATTCTTTACTTTAAGATCTAAAATTTTTGGAGCTATGTTTGACACTGCTCAAGGAACCTTTGATAGAAAAGGAACCAGATCTTTAGAGCTTTTACAAACTGCAGGTACACAGATAGCAGAGATGGAAGGAGTGAATACATCTGACTTAGATAAGTTAGGTAAATTCTTTCAAGAGTTTCATACTATGAGCTTAAATGGTATAGCAGAGTTTATCCGCCATGCTGAAAAGAAATCTGCATATGGTATCAAGTTACTGGGTGGTAAAATGAAAGTTATTGTCAATGGTATTACAAATGGTGTTGATCAAAACTTATACATTGATATCAGTAAGTTTGTAACTAAACCAAATGAACAAATTAGTGATGGAGAAATAGTTGCTGTAGGTGGTTATTTCCTTGACTATATTGCTGCAGAATTTGATAGAATTAGATACTTTAAACAAAATCCACAGGATCTTAAAAATATCAAAGGTTACAACAGAGAGATTAAAGATAAGAATGATAAATTAATTGGTAGAGCTGGAGAATTCTTTACTGCTTTTGATAACATCTTGAGAGATCAAACCAAAAAAGATTTATATGCTTTGGCATCTGATCCTTTGGTAGATTTACCTACCCATATCAGAAATAACCAAGGACTTTATTTAAAAATTCAACAAGACATTGCTGATTATTTCACTGAGAAAACAGAAGCAATGTATAATGATTACTTTAAAGATCTGCCTTATGTAGACAATAAGGTTTATGAGAAAGCTGGTATAGAAACTAAAGGTGATATATCTGATGAATCAAAGAAAGCTGTTCTTAAATCTTATTTGTTTAATGACTGGATACATAAATTTGAAATGTTTAACATTTTCAATGGTGACCTTTCTCAGTTCAATCATGACAAACAACAAGCAAGTAAACGTGCACCTGGTTCTACATCAGATGGTGATGGATTTGTCAATGATAAGTACATGCATGAATTCATTAACAAAGTGTTCAACAAGAATACTTATGCTAAAAAACTTGCTAAAGAAACAGGTCTTGACTTAGATAAGTTTGTTATGAATGGTACATTGAATACCGGTGTCATAGCAGATGCAGAAAGAAAGTCTGTATATCTAGATGAAATGTTAGAAAGCTGGAAAGAGCAATATACAGCTGCCCTAACCCCTTTATACACAGATAAAGCTGCATTAAAGAAAGAAATAGATAGAAGACTTGCAAAAGATGCTAAGGCCTATAAGAAGATGACAGAATCTGATGGTGCAGCCTTTATGACATTTGATGCATACCGTACACTTAAAAAACAAGGTAAAAGCTGGACCATTCCGCAAGAAACATTATACCAACAGATTGTTGCCGGAGAACAAGTTGATCCTTTAAAAGTAAAAGAGTTCTTTCCAATTTACAAACTTCATTACTATGGATCAATTGCTAATGCTCCTATAGCAACAACAGGAATGCATAAGTTTGCAGTAGCTCCTATTATTCCAACTATTGCAGTAAAAGGTACAGAGCTTTATAATTTACATGTAAAAATGATGAAGGAAAATCTTCAGTATGTAGCATTTGGTTCTGGTTCTAAAGTTGCCACACTTACTATGACTGGAGACTTTGATAACATCTTTGGTGATGAAACACAGAAAACAGTTTCTGCAGATGCACCAATTAGAAAAAATGTTATCTACTTGGAGTATCTTAAGGATGTAACTAAAGTTGCAAGCAAACTTAAGAAAGAAATTAGCTATCCTACTCAGAAACGTGTATTATTATTAGATGGTCTCTTCAATGTTGGAGATGTAATTAACAAAGCAAATGCTGAAATAGCTAATAACTACAAAGCTAATGTTAAGGATTACACTGAAACATTAGCTCTGGATTTATTAAACAAGATAGGTTATGAATATGATCCTAAGACAGAAAAGTATGTTGGAAAGTTAGATAAGTTTATTGAACTTATCAGAGATGAATTAGGAGCTAAAGAAGTTCCTGAGCATTTGATTAAACTTCTGGATACTACACTTAGTGATCAGCTATCTATGGACTTTTCTATTCACCCAGAGGCTGACATGCTTGAGAAAGTTATTGTAAATAGAATTCAAAAAAGTATAATAAAACAGAAGACAAAGGGAGAATCTATGGTTCAAGCTCCATCCACGTTCTATAACGGTGTGTGGGACAGTGCCTACCAAAGAGATGAAGCTATTAAAAATAATGATGAATTAATCAGAAAATATCTGGGTTCTAACAACTTACCTTTTTATACTAGAGGTAAATTAAATAAAGATGGTACAAGACAACCAACTTCAGCTATGAAAGTTGCAATACCTATGAATGGTGACTTTTTGAACATTCTTAATTTAAAACATCCTGATGGAGAACTTATTGGAACTACAGACCGTCTTAATGAGTTAATTAAAAATGATGAGTGGTTAGATAAGAACAGAGAGCTTATCACTATTGTAGGACCAAGGATCCCAACAGATGCTGCTAACTCTATGGAATTTGCTGAAGTATGGCACTTCCTTGATGCTAGTGCAGGTAACACAGTAATTGTACCAACTGAGATTGTTGCAAAAGCTGGATCTGACTTTGACGTTGATAAGATTTTCTTCATGCTACCAAATATAAATTCTGATGGTACTTTAACTAAGGCACCTGCAGAAAATTTGGAACAGCTTACCAAGATGGTAAAAGAATCTAATAGTGTTAGCAAAAAAGTAAGAAAAGAAAAAGGGTTACCAAATCCTCAAGCTTTAATTGATCAGTACAAAAAAGCTGCACAAAATAAATTAATCAAAAACACGCGGGACATTCTCTCCTTACCGGACAACTATGCAAGTTTAACAAAACCTAATAATACATATCTTGTAGAAGATGAAGTTGAATTCTATGACAAGTATTCTAGAGGGTATAACAACAAAAAGAATGCACATGGTGAGTCTGTAAGGATAAATGGTGACAAAGAAGTAATGAGTCCATCAAGATCATTAGATAATGATTACAACTTAAGTCAGCATGAAGCAATGTTATCTGGTAATATGCCGCTTGGTATTATGGCCAAGAAAAACAAAGTGCATGCATTATTCAAAAGTGTAGGAGCTATTATGCCGTTATCATACAATGCCACTGTGTGGAATGATGAAACTAAAAAGTATGATGAAATTCCTGCTCAGTATGATGTTGTAATCCGTATGAGACATAATAAAACTATGTTTAATGAAAATATTTCTTTATCTAATCAGAATAATGTAGATGGTGAAAAGATTGGAGATATTTTTTCTCATGGTCTTCAAGGTTTGCTTGACCGTGCTAATAATCCTTTTCCATTTAAATTACAAATTGTAAAAGAGGCATTGGGTACAATCAATCACCTTATTGAAGCTGGAGTAAGTGTACCAGAAGTATTTGCTTTTATCAATAACCCTTGGATTGTAGATTACATTCAGAAACAAATGTACTATGGAGGCTCAATGGCTAAGCTTCAAGAAGCACCTGTTCCTAGTCATCAAGTAAAATCTACAGCCTTTAGGGAGACTGTGGCTTCTCTTGTTTCTGCAGGTGGTGAAGAAATGAAGAAAATAGTTAAGCAGGTGGCAAACTATGCAAATGACCGCAGAATGATGGACATAGCTGATATGCTAAAACAAAAGGATCAAGATAAAGTTTACATCATTAAAACAAAAGATGCAGAAGGAGAAGAAGTTCTAAAAAAAGCTACTGGAAAAAGAATATTTCATAGTAATGACTTTCCAGTAGATCAAATTATTGAGTTAAAAGAATTTGAAGAAAATACAGACTATGATAGTTTAAAAACTTTATTCAAAAGATCCGGTGGTATTGCTAATAATGATAACTTCTATTATGCATCAGAGGCTTTATGGAATAGAGCATTCCCAGGATCTTCTACAGTTTCTAAAGATAGATTACAATCTTTAGTAATGGGAGGGCATAATCCTAGTATAGAAAACTTGGCTATTTTAATGCACATGCTGCAGTTAGAAAAACAATTTAAGGGAATGGATGAATTGGAAATGGCATTTAGTCCAGACACAGGTTTAATGGATACTACTCTTCAGATTAAGAAGAGGGATGATGCATTTAAACTATTTGATGAAACATCTAAAATTGATTCTGATTTCTTAAAAAGACTAAGAAATAATTCTATTCTTTCTTCATTCTATAAGAGTGGTTTGATTATGGATCTTGTAGTTCCATTATTTCCATTGAGACTTAATGAAACTATCTCAAAGTTTGTTGAGAAAAAGATAGACCAAACTAGAGATATGATTGTTCAAAAGTTTGGGCCTGGGGTAAAAGGAAAAGAAAGATTTATTAACATGTACAACAATGCAGTAGTAAATTACATTTTTCAGAATACCAAGTCTAACTCTCTTGATAATGATGGAAACGCAGTTACCCTACCGGAATCAGTTCACAGCTTACCAATTAAAGAAGTAACAACAGGTCCTGCAGTATCATTTACAGATAAGGATGTAAAAGTTAATTTAGAACAAGCTAGAAAAGATTTTGATGCTAGGATATTCTTGAGTTCAAATAATACTCCTGAAGGTAACAGAGCTAAAAACTTAGATACATTTGATGCTGGAGAAAATCCTTTCCCAACATTTCCAACTTATCTTAAGTTTGCAATAGAGAAAGAATATTTAACTACTGTTTACACTAAAGAATCTTTAGCTAAGAATAAAGACTTTCTTAAGCTTTCTTTCCAAGCAGGCTCAGAAGATTTGGGTTATGATAAATACATTACTCAAACAGCATTGATGAACAGTTATAACCGTGCATTTATTATGGGTACTACTAAGTATTCATATACTACAATGGTTATGGATATAATTAATGAGTTTGAAGACCAAAACATCAAAGATAACTTTCCTGTACTAGCTCAATTGGCTCCAGCTAAATTTACAAAAGATGTAAATGTTTTAGAGTTGAATGATAAAGCTACAGCTAAAGGAACTGTTGCTGATGATTATTATAAAAATCTTAGACAACTAGCAGATTATACTGTAAGAAAAGTGGTAAACTCCAATAAGGAAGTTCAGAAAATGGATAATAATAGAATCAGTGATGTTTTCAAAAACTTTTCTATGTTTATGTATTATCAACATGGAACTGGTTATTCTAAATTAGGGTTTGTTAAAGTCTTGGATCCGGAGAAGTTTACTAAAATTATGCAAAATGCTGCAAACTCTTTCTTGAATAATGATTTGTCAGAAGAAACATTAGAAAGAATCTATAACAGATTGAATGCAAAGTCTCAGTTTAAAAACTACATGATTGACCCAAGTAATTTAAATGAAGAAGAATCTGTAGAAGATTTCTTAAGTACTTTTTCTGAAGATGACTTTGGAGATATGTCTGACTTCTTAGAACAAGGTCCTACTCAACCAGCTATTAATGTTGATGAGTTTGATGTAGCAGATAAATTAACACCTATAGAACAAAACTTTGCAGATGGTCAAGGTGGTAGACAAATGCAACCACAATTTAAAGGTAAGTCTACTATGGATCTTATTATATCAGGAGATAGAACTAGAACTACTAGAGCTAATACTGACATACAAAGAATGGCTAAGGATTATAACTTATCTAAAATATCAGATCTTGTAGGTAAACTTATAAGAATGACTGATAAAACAGGAAGACAAGTATATACTAGAATTACTAAAGTTACTCCATTTACACAAGAATATCAAGATGCCACATGGCAAAAAGAAGGTTGGGTAAAATCTGTAACAGATAAACATGTTGGTAATTATCCATATGCTATAGAGTTTGAAGTAGTAAATAAACCTACTCAACTATCCACTCAAAATCAACCTACAGAAGGTATTCCAAAAGGTCAAGAAGTTGTACCAGGTGTCTATGTTAATCAAGGAGCTTTGACTCAAGATGAACAAATGGAGTTATTTGATTATTTAAAACCATATCTTGAAGAACAAGCTGCTAAAACTAATAAAGGTCAGAATGCAAGTAAAATGATCGGTCTTGGTTTAAGATGGGATTATAAAAGCAATAATGTTGGAAGAGCTGCTATCAATATTCCTGATGTAATTAATCCAGGTAATAAAACTAAGTATGGTTATTATAATGTGTCTATCAATGATCAACCTCTTGGACAGATTACACCAAGATTTAAAGAGCTTATGCAAAAAGCTACAGGAGTTGACATGACAAATTATGATGGAGCTATTATTAATCTTTATGAAAATGACTCATTTATTTCTTCACATAATGATGTTGATGAAAGTAAATCCGCTATACAATATCCTGTAATTGGAATTAATATTGGTGGTAAAGGTAATTTCTCAATTGAAAGAATACCTGGAGCAGGTGAGTTGAGTTTAGAAGCTGGAACAGGTTATGTGTTTGGAGTTGATGGTGTAAATAGAGAAGTATGGCATAGAACATTCCCTACTAAACAAGATACATTCTTACCTGAACTTACTACTAGAATTGATGGTAAAACATATCCAGCTGGATCTTATAGGGTGACTATTACTATGAGAAGGGTAGAACCACTTCTTCCGGAGATGCCAATAGTACCTGCTATTAATGCTGAACAGTTACCAGTGGAAACAGTAGCTGCGGGCAGTACAGTTATAATTAGTGAATTTTATAATGATCTTACTGAAGAACACAAAAAAATATTAGGTAACTTAGAGGACTTAATAGCTGAGTATGATGAAATACCATTTGACTATTCAGAAGAAAAATATATTGAAAGTTTAAAATGTAAATTATCATGAGTTGTATAAACAAAGCAGATAAAGGTTATAAGGCTTTGCAGAGTGTCTATGGTGACGCTCTGGCAGAGGCTTTTGTCCGTGGGTATCCTACAAATACTGGAAGGTCAGAAGACTCAACATTTGATATTCCTACTAAGCAAGAAGTTAAAGACTGGCTTACTGAGAAAAAGAAAAACATTCCTAGTTTTATTAAGAGAGCAATGGAGCTTAATCCATACATGTCAGAGACAGCACTTAAAAGTATGTTGAAAGGTGTTATAAGTAAATACCAAGATGCCTACTTTATTACCACTGGTTTTATAAATTCAAGGTTACCATCTATAAATGTTGAAGCTTTAGAAATTATATATAAGCCAAACAAAAAGGTAATGCAAATGTTACAAGAGGCTTATCCTGATATTTTTAAATTGCGTGAAACAAGAGATCCAAACTCAATAATAGTAGAGATCACTCCTAGAGTTAAATCTGAGACTGATGATCTTTTTGAGGATATTGAAGAAGAGATGTCTAGTGCTGATGAAATAGATTTGGAAGATAGTTTGCGCACCTATCAGTCTATAGTAGAGACAAATAGAGGACGTAAACCTGTAGAGTTTATGGCAGGCACTTTAAAATGGCAGTTAAACAAAAATGGTTTATACAATTTAGTAGATAAGTATAACAATGATGTTTACTTTAGAAACATGGATTTAGAAACTGGAGAAATGGTTCCAGAAGGAGATCCTGGTGTGCCTCTTGATGAAGCAAAAAGAGATAGAATTTTCAGAGCAGTATTGCAAATGATTAAAGAACAAAGATTTGATGAGTATCTTGCTGTAAAAGGTATTGATACTGCAGATATCTATGAGTCTTTAAGAGATGCAAAAACTGATAAAGATTTAAATAAAGTTATAGAAACCTTATTGAAAGCAATATGTTAAGTTGTCCAAGAAAAACAAGTAGAGAATGGCAAGATGTTCTTGCAAGAGCTCATGGTAATGAAGATGAAGCAATGAGAATTTGGATTGAAGAAGAGTATGAATTCAATCCAGATTTAAATGTTGTAGTTAAAGAAGAGAACTATGAGGATGAACGTCAAGGAGTGCCTGGCCAAGAAGAGCTGGAGAATGATGATTTTTCTGGATTAGTACAAAGAATCAAAGTTTACATCAACAAACAAATTGAGATCTTAAACAGTAAGAAGATTGCAAATGTAAAGTACAAGCAAAGTAAGTTAAAAGAATTACTTACTGCTGTGGAAACTATGGATGGTGTAGCTTCAATTGGAATGTTTGTCAAGGATGCCTATGATAAAGCTAAACAAGTAGAGATTAGATTTGGTAAGCTATTAGCTAATAAAAAGAACATGACTTCTAAAGAGATCATGATTGAGCTGACTGGTATCAATGACTTTGCAAATAGCTATTCTATCTTAGATGAAATTGACTCAGCTGATATGATGGACTATTTTACAACAGGAGCTGGAGTAGAAGATACATATGGCCCAATGACACCACAAAAGATGTTAACGGACGCTATTAAAATCAGAGACAAGGTGAAGAAAAAAGTAGTCACTGAAGCTATTCCTCTTATGGCAGAGTATTTAGTGGAGTATAAGTCTACCCTACAAGACAAAACCATTCCTGAAGCAATTGCAAGATTACAACAAGAGATAAAAGACATTGAAGCTAATACAAAAATGTCTGATAAGACCAAAGCATCTGAAATAAAAAAGAAGCAAGACTCACTTAAACTTTGGGAAGGATTTGATGTTGACCAAGGGTCAATGGAGAAGATTCTTAAGATGGCCAATAGGGATGAAGGAGTTCTTGACTTTTTGCTTTCACCTCTTATTACATCTTCTGATAGTGCTATGGCTTTATTTGCTAAGTCTGTTAAGAGTCAGTTAGAATTTGCTAGACAAAAGGATATCAAAGTCAGAGACAGACTGGTTGATGCATTTCAGAAGTATAGAAAGACAGCTCCGGCTTCTTCAGATAACACAGCTAAATTCAATGAAGGAATTTATGATGAAGTTGAGATACCTATATATGATAAAGACGGTAGTATTTCCGGAAGCAGAAAAGAAGTACAGTTTGTTCAGAAGTTTGACATGAGTAAGTTTAACAAAGTAAAAAGAGAATTCTTTGAAAAGTTGGGCCCATTGCCACAGAAAGTTGGAGAAAAAGCTACTAAGGAAGAAGCAGCTAAAATCAAGGCTTGGTGGGAGGCCCGCAATAAATGGTATATAGATAATACACAAGCAAGACCAAAAGAAGAAAGAGATAAGATCATTCTCCAGATGCAAAAGGATAGAGACAACAAAATTATTAGTGAGGATGATTACAATAAATGGCAAAGAAAAAATGTAAATGAGTATAAAGGTGTAGTAAATTACTTTGATGATCTTGCAACTCCATCTAATAAATATAAGAGTGATAAGTGGGATGCCATGTATGACTCTAATGATGTTGCAAAGAATGAGAAAGGTAGATATCATGCTGAGTTACTTAAGATTTATTTTGAAGCTCAAGCTAAACTTCCTGAATCACAGCAAAAAGAATTCAGAGTTCCTTCTGTTTCTAAGTCTGATCTAGAAAGAATAATGCAAAACGGTCTTAAAGACTTTGCTAAAACAAATGTAAGTGAAGCTGTCAAAATGCAATCATGGGATACAGAGTTTAAATTAGGTTCATTATCTGAGGAAGATGTAAAGTTCTTACCTATTTATTATACACAGAAGATGGATGCTAAAGATGTTACACTAGATTTTGCAATGTCTGTTCTTGTCTTTAGTGCTATGGCCAATAAGTATGAAGCTTTGAATAATATAAATGCTGAAACATCTCTTATGAAAACTATTGTTGGTGCCCGTAAAGTTCCAGAAACAAATAGTAAAGGTCAAGGTATACTAGATGCATTTGCAAAGAAGTATGGTTATGAAGAGTACATCCGTCAGAATGGTGAGAGTTATTCTAAAAAACATCTTGATGCATTTATAGACATGGTTATTTATGGTGAGATGCAAAAAGCTGAGGAGATCTTTGGTGGATTATCACTTACTAAAATTACCAATACTGCTATGAGTTACTCAGCAATTACTACAATTGCAGCTGATTTACTTAAAGGTGTGGCCAATAACTTACAAGGTAATATCCAAATAATGATTGAAGCTGTAGGTGGACAGTTCTTCAACCGTAAAAATCTAAGAAGAGGTAAAGCATTTCTTGCTAAAAACTTACCGGGAATCTTAAGTGATTTTGGAAAACCTGCCCCTACTAGCCTAGCAGGAAAGTTAGTAGAAAAATATGATCCAATGCAAGGTAACTTCAAAGATAACTATGGTAAGAAAGTAAGTATGAGTATGGCAAATAAATTATTCCGTACAGATACTCTTTTCTTTAACCAACACTTTGGTGAATATGAAATCCAGGTATCAACCATGTTTGCATTATTTGATTCTATTAAAGTTTTAGATAAAGCTACAGGAGAAGAAATAACATTACTACAAGCATATAATACCTATGGTGCAGATGAGGCACACAGCAAAATAAAAATTGCAAAGACTAATAGCAAGGGTGAAGCAGAACTAGATCAAGATGGTAAACCTTTGTATGTTCCTTTTGGGGAAACACAAAGACAAGATATACAAGCTAGACTTCATGGGTTAAACAAGTATATGCATGGTGTTTATAATGATTTTGATAAAGGTACAATTCAGAAACATTCTCTTGGCCGCCTAGCATTAATGTGGAGAAAACATGTTGCTCCAGGTTATAAGAGAAGATTCAAACGTGTATCTATGGATCATGAAATTGGTACACCAACTGAAGGATACTATAGAACATTTGGAGATACTATGATGTCTGATATTAGACAGTATAAATTCAATGTAATTAAAAACTGGTCAACATATACACCCTATCAGAAAGCACAAATAAGTAAAGTACTTGCTGAGTTAAGTATTATTATGGCTTTGTCTACTCTAGCATTTATACTGACCAATATATTAGTAGATCCAGATGATGATGAAAGAGAAGCAATCCAAGATAATTATCTTTATAACTTCTTATTGTATGAGACACTCAGAATGAGATCTGAAACTGCATCATATATTAATCCTATTGATGCTGTCAGAGTATTAAGATCTCCATCAGCTATGACAAGTACATTTGATAGAATAATTAAATTTGGAAATCAGGTTATGCCTTGGAACATTACTGAAGAGTATGAACGCAAGACAGGTATATGGGAAAAAGGAGATAACAAAGCTTGGGCAGCATTCTTAAAATTAATGGGATTCTCTGGATACAATACTAATCCGGAACAAGCATGGAAATCATTTGAATCAACATTCTTTAAATAAAATAACAATGGCAAAAGTAGGAACAGCAACAGTAAGAGCATACACCGCAGTAAAAAAATCACGTCCGGGAGTACATGCAAAAACAAAATCTTCTAAGATGAAGAAATCTAAACACTACACTAAGTCTTATAGAGGACAAGGAAGGTAGTTAGACAGAAAAAAAAGGGGACCATTACAGTCCCCCTATTTCTATATCCATCAATTGACAGAATAATCTTTTTGTCTCAGCTTCTACAGCTTCTTTTGGCCATTTTTCTTCTGTATCATCCCAGTGTTTAGTATCAAAACCAAATACCCAATAATTACGTAGTATATCTGGATGATCTACAAATAGGCCAGGAACATCATTCATTTCTGAATAGGTTAATCCACCATGAACATCTATATCATCAACATTATTATAATCTACTCCCCATAAAGGATGAGAAGGGGGAACAGCTACATAACCATTCCCCCATCCATTTGGTAATCTTTGATTTAGTTTTACTGATTTAAACTCAAATCCTTTAACTACAAACCATTTCATTCTTCATCATCTTCTTCACAACAATCACATTTGTTTTCTGCTAAGTCTAGTATTCCAAACTCATCATCATAATAATCAACAGCTTCTCTTTTAGTAGGCATAATACCTCCACCATTTGTAACTGCTGCTCCTGCAATATATGCTTTGATAATTGCTTTTCTAATTGCTATTGGGTGCATACTCTATTGTTTAATAAATTTTGTTAAATCTGGTTTAAAATAATTTATACCTTTCATGATTTTACCATCTCCTCTAAGGACAGGCTTTCCATCTTCACCAAGTTTACTCATATTACTAGCTTGTATTTCATCAAATACATCTTCTATAATATGTTGCATACCATGTTTAAGAATAGTACCACAAAGAATATAAAGTTGATCACCTAAAGCATCTGCAATCTCAACAAGATCTTTTTTATGACATGCTTCTAAGTATTCATCATTTTCTTCTTTCATAAGACTATGTCTTAAATCATACTGACTATGGATTATTAATCTTGGTGATTCTCCATTCTCTTGACCAAATGCATTGTGGAATTTCTCCACACCTTCTAATTGTTTCTTCATGCTACAAATTTAAAAAAAAGGGGACAACTTGCGCCATCCCCTAGTGATTATTGTTCCTACATTAACTATAGGCTCTTAAAAGAAATCAGGTATATCATCTCCTGATTCTTCAGTATCATCTGATACAAAATCCAAATCAAATGAATTGTCAATAATTTCTTCTTTTTTCTCAACAGGAACATTATCCAAATTAGCTTCAATTGGTGTACCTTCAGAAGATTCAATAGCTTCCATCATCTCATAATCAGCAACCATTTGGTCTATAGATTCATCATCATGCGCTAGGGAGAAATCAACTTCAGGTGCAACTTCCTCAAGAAAGTTTTTTACTTCAGTCTCGCGGATTTCTTCTTCCAAATCTTTTTCTGTTTCTGTATCATATCCAACACATGGAACTACTGGAGCTTCAAAAGTATTACCTACAGGATCAGTATACTGTATTGTTTCATCTAAGATTGTAGCAATTTTTTGTGGTTCTTCCTCAGTTGTCCAAATTTCATCATCAATAATAATATGATCTTCTTCAGCTTCATTAGCATCTAGAATCATTTCCTCAGACTGGTGCACAACTGGCTCTATTTCTACCTCTTCTTGCACCACTTGATTATCAGATAGTTGAAAAGCTTCTTCTTCAGTTACTGGATATTGAGCAGCTAATAAAGATTCATCTCCAGTAATTTCAGCTATTTGAACTAAAAGATTAGTCTGGTTTTCTGGCTGACCATAATTGTTTTCTAATTCATCCACTACAGCTTCTTCTACAGGAGCTATAACAGCTACAGGAGTAAAGTTACCAACAGTACTGATAAAGTAATGTAAGATTCTTTGGTCTTCCATCCAAGTGCGCGGGTGTGAATGTTGTAATGCAATAGTCACATAGTTATAGAAGGCCCATAAGCTATTTGAATCTGCAAATACATGTGATGGACGGTCCATTTGGCTACGTACCATGCTTGCTTGCTCAGTTGTTAAAATCTGAAACTCTGCAAACAAAATACCCAGCATCTGTGCTTGTCTTCTTTTGTTAAGACTGATACCTTCCATAGAAGCCTTATCTGAAACTAACTGATTATAGTACATATTTGCATTTTGTACTTGACTATCAATCATATCTTTTGTTTCAATGTCAGCACTTCCCGTATGCTTTCTAGTCCATGTACCTAATTCTCCAGATGTCATAACAGACCCTGTTCTATTTATGTATGCACCAACCAAACATTTGAATTTTACTTGTTTGTTGTAACTGTTTGTCCAAGCAAACATCATTGATAGTTCAGGATCACTGTTGAAATTCAACTTATAAATCCCTTGAGCAATTTGCCCGTCAGCAGTACATCTGTACTCTTCATCTACAATAACAAAACCTTCAGCTAATAACTGTTGTTTTGAGTAATCAATAACAAATTGGTGACTTATAGTAGTATAAGTAGCACCATGAGCTGGCAAAGGCACACTGATTAAGTGCGCCATTGTGCAATCTTGAATTTTCTTTGGCATTTTAAAATAAACTTAATTGATTAGTTTTTGGTTCTAGACTGGCAATTTCTTTTCTTATCTTCTCTAGATAGAATTCAGTATTAATGTTGTATTCTTCAAAAGGTTTCTCAACATAATCTATGAATACTGTCTGTAACCATTTACCAGATTCTACCTGGATTTCTCGGCCATCCAATAAATTAGTCTTAACTATTTTGGAACCAGTTTTACTTATGAAATATCTAATAGTATGTTGTAAGTCTTTAACTTTATAGTTCTTATCTACAACATTGTGTTCAACAAACTTCCAGTCACCTTTGATCTTCACTCCACCACAATAGTCAAATATATTTGTGTTAGCTTTAAGAAAATCTTCAGGCTGTATTCCATCTACAAAATAAGCATGCAGAGCTTTAGGAATAATCAGGAAACTTTTGTTTTTATGAAGAGCTAAATCCTTAAACTCAAATCTACCTTTACACTTAGACTTACCATCTTCTGTAACTGCTATATAGTTATTTACATCACCTAAGACAATCTTAGAATAGGTATCATGTTCTAACTCCAACATAGTAATCTTTTCCCATTCAGCACAAATTTCCATATACCTATCAACTCTGTGTCTAGGAACTAAAGTCTCAAGACCATCAGTATTTTGCATTAGAGGAACAGCTTCTGGAATTTCTTCTAGGATCATTTCATACAACATAGTCAAACTCAGCTGACCATTGATAGTAATCCTCATTGTAAACTCCGGATCATATAGAAAACTATTCTTATCATTACTTAACCCATAGGTTGAGTTTAGGATAATCTTGTACACATAATTCTTAGGATCTTTCTTAGGAATCTTTACTCTCTCATCATAGAACCATTCATATTGATCACAGAATATTTCTTGTGGTAAATGTGCTGGCGCCCATCTGTTTCTAATAGCAAGATTAGGATAAAAAGATTTTACATCTGAGGTAATGATAACCATATCCTCGGTAGACATATACACCTTACTAGTTCTAGCACCATGAATACCACCAAGACCATAATCAGTTTTAACACCTCTATACTGTGCAGAATACTTAAAGCCTCCTTTAGTTTCACCTGGAAAGATAACAACATCATTAAACTTTCTCAATAGATTCTGAAAAGTAGCAGTCCTAAACTTTATATAAGGTAGTATGATATCTTTTACAACAATCTTATCACGGTTAGTTCTCATCTGTCTGAGCTCCCATTTCTTAATTCCAGTCTGATCACTTAAGAACATCAAGAATAATTCCTTGGAGATTCTAGGTTCAGATGCAGAAAACAAATCAATATTGTACTCTGAAGTTAAGTTTTTTCTAAGCTCAATCTGTCCTTTGCTTAAGAACATGATAGCTTTAGTTGACTTAACATCATTAATACAATAGTTTATGATTTCCGGAATCTGTTTAGCTTTAATCTCAGTACTATGATGAATAGGCATATCCATAATGTTGTGCCAATCCATACTAAACTGAATCCATTTTAAGGAACTTCTCTTAGCTGGATTATCCCAATGGTTAAGCTTAAATACATCAACCTGTTTAATCTGTAAATCTCTTGGACTAAATTCTAGAAACTCTCCTTCACTTTGTCTTTGAATTACATCTTGTGCTTTATCATATACAAATCTTGCAATAGACTCACCATCCATTTCAAGAAGTTGTTCTTTTGTACGGAGTATATGTTCTGTTATTTGGCTGTCAAATCCTAAACCATTGAAACTAACATGCCATTCATCATAAGCAATATTCCTTTCTAGAAAAGTTACCAATTCTAAAATATCATTTTTGCTTGAATGACAAACAAAAATCTCTCTGTCTTCTGATTTTACACTTTCAAACACTGCTAAAAAACAGTTGGATAGTGTTTCATAATCATGTACCCAATGTGTTCTCATGGTAGTTTTGTGAATAAACCTTCGTGAATAGGATCTTGTAATTTTTTAGTATTAATATATACTTTTGTTTGACTAGGCATTCTAGCTTCACATTTACTGCAATGCTCAACTCTTTCTGAATGACTTGGACTACAACAGTCACATTTAATTGGAAAGCTGAAGTAGGTAATTCTTAATGGACCTTCATCACTACAATAGTAGCATGGTCCCCATGGCATATCTCCCATAATCTTGATGTTCAGTTAAGCTGTTCCCCCATTTAGTTAATAAAAAAGGTGGATATTGCGTCATACCCACCTTTTCCGCGTCCAAAGTAAAAGCTAATTACTTAGCTACCTTCTTAAGTTTAGTATCTCCACTTACCTCACCTAAGAATGTTTTATAATCAAATGAGTCTGCATTAACTGCAAACATTGAAATTAGTGCATTCATAGCGGTAGTATCTTCAACATAGAATTCTTGAAAAACTTCAATTTTGTGTCTTTCTTCTCTGAAGTTTCTACCATTTGGTCTCTTAGATTTTACTGCCATTGGATCACCATTGTCATCCAATTTAGGTAGCATATGAAGAGATTGTTTTGCAATTTTTGAAATAACAACAAATACTTTTGTGTCAGGATCAAAGATGCATTCTACATAAGGACATGAATCCGCTACAGGAATCATTCTGAAAGTTTGCTTGTCATTCCAAGTGGCTTGGACAAGCATCATAGTGTTTTCACTCATTTTTTGTTGATTTTAATTATTACAAAGATAATCCAGAATCTGATATGTTCTCAAAATTTGCAACTTGAATTAATAATTTTTCTTTTTCTAGATCGGGTTTGTCACAGAGTTCACCTACTTCATACAAAAGAGCTTCAGAAACATTTAATATTTCTGCATACCTTTTGAAGAACTTTTCAGGAAACATATAGCTTGTAACATAAACATGGTTTCCACTATGTTTATCATAGAAATTAACAATTTTGCGCTTTATTTCATCACTTATTCTACTGTATCTACCATTAATTAAATGGTGCCAATCAGTACCTAAATCAGAGAAGTCAAATACAAATACAGTTTGTTGAGCATTCACCTTATTAAAATTACATAACCTTGTATGTTTTAATAAAATTGTTTTCTCAAACTCTTCATAACCTGACTCATTAGTCTCATATACACAAATAAGTTTTTTATCCTCGGGTGCATGCACATCATTCCAAGAAAGATAAGTCTCACTTGGAACAATTTGTGTTCCCCTTTTAATATCTAAGAGCGGATAAATTAATATCTTAGACTTTTGAAAATACTTCTTATAAAGCGCGTTGATCACCATAAATGCTAAAGTTTTAAATTACCATTAGCCAGTTCATAAGGAAGATCATATCTTTTGTTTTCATAGTGCCATTTAAGTTTGTCAACTAATTCTACAAAAGATTCTGCCCATTTAGCCAGCGTTTCATCTGACACCTGAAATGGATAGACTTGATTATATTTATCTATGACAATAAATGTAATCTTTATTTTCCATTCAGTTGCCTCTGGCAAATCAATCAGATATTTATCAGCAACAAGTATTGAGTATATCACAGCTTGAATCCAATATCTGTAATACTCTACTGCATTTGGAAAATCCTGAAGAGGTTTGCCAGTAGTCTTAAGGTCATTAATAAAGATGACCTTTGCTTCATGATCAATTACAACATTGTCTAAGACTCCTTTAAACCCAAACGGAAGTTGTGGATCATCTGTAGAGAGCAACTGCTCATTGAATACTTGTATTTGAGTATTCTCTGGATCCCTATCAAGCTGGAGAAGAGCTCTAACATCAGAGTTAGATTTCAGTGCTTCAAGAGATGCATTGCAGCCATCCAATGTAACCTGATCAATCACTGTTTTATCCAAACTAGCTTTTAAGAATTCAAAGTATTCAATGTTCTCTGTTGTGAGAATCTTATCAAGTCTTTGTTGATCTGTTTTGAGTGTCTGATATAAGTTTGCGGTGAGTAGCTGTGTGAGTATCTCTTGTGTATAGTCTCCCAAAGTTAAGGTATTATTCCCTAATGTCAAATGATATTTGAATAAACTGTCAATTATTTTCTTTTGACTGTCTGTAGGTACTTTACCCGGTAGGGTGAGAAATTGTTTACCAAAATCATCTGGCTCCAAGAGCAAACAGTGCAGTGCCCTACCTGCTACCAAGTGGGCATCTGTACTATCTTCTCTTTGTTGCAGCACATAATGGTTATAAAACATAATAGGGGAAAACAATAGTTTATTAATCCCACTGTAGCTGAAGTAAAACTTCTGCTTGTAAAATTGTTCTAGTTCTTCAGAACCAATCAATGTCAGATTCATTTGTTTGTGTTATTTGATGGTTATTTGATACGGGTTCTAATTTTAATGGAGTTTCTATAACTTCTTCAGGGATTATTTCAGCCTCTGGTTCAAAGTTATCCTCAACTGCAAACTCAGATTCAGGCGCCTCTTCTATCCCTATAGGCTCAACTTCTTCTACTTCATCTTCTACAATTTCATAAGGAGTATACTCTTCTTGAACTTGATACTCATAGTTAAAATTCATCTCTGCTAAAAACTGTGGGTCAACTGTGATGGTTTTAACTTTGAAATATGTATGATCACCCCTATCTATGATGTCCTCTTTAGAATGATTAAGAATGATGTCTAACTTATCCGGTGTAAACTGTCCTTTCTCATGTAAAATTCTACATATATCATCTATAGAGTTTCTATACATAATGTTATCTGAAATCCAGCTTATCAAAGACTTAAAGTTAACATGATTTTTAGTATTAGAATTACCTATAAGATGATTTTGTTTCTTGAATAACAACAATAGATAGACTAGACTTGCATTGTATTTACAATTGGCCATAATTTCCATAGCAAGTACATGATTGTCATTATCTGAACTATCAAACATTGTAGTTAACTGTTCATACATTTCTTCATCAATAACACTTGCATCTTTACCATTTAGTTTATCAACCATTGTGGTTTCCTCATAAATAGTTTTTCCTATTAATGCTTTCCCTAAGTCAGTAAAATCATCTGAAATAAAATAAGTTTTGCTTTGATCTGCATCTACTCCTTCAGGTAATAAAGCCAATTTTAACGGGTGGTCAACAGTGATAAATTCATTTGTGTAGTATTCTAAAGCTGTTTTTAACTTGTCAATATAAAAGCTATCTAAATTAAGAGCTTCATTATCCAAAGCATCAGTTAAATACTTAGTATCAATTTTGTAATGCCAATTACTATTAGTTATTTTATCTACTGTGCTTTTATTTCCAAAAAATACATCTGCATCAAAAGGACTTCTGACACTTTTAATTCCATACTCAAGAGCAACATTTTTTAGTTTTACTCTTGGTACATTTACGCCAGGTAAGAAATAAATCTTATCTCCTTTTTGAGGAATATACTCTCCTGTATTTAAAGTAAGTATGTCTTTAGACTCAAATGAACCTATTTTACTTTCAATACTAATTACAACATTTTTATGTTTATTTATCTCACCCCAAAAACCTAAGTTAGTAGTAATATTTAATATTTGTTCTGTCATTTTCTTAAATTAAAAAGAGGGGAGTATTACGTCCCCTCATGTTTGTATTTGATTAGTTAGATGAATAGAATAAAAAGGGAAAATGTTTTATGTCAGATTTATTTGACAGCCATTTTCACCACTTCATTATTCATCATTAGTTTTGAGAACTTCAACTTATTACCATTTACAATCTCCTTAATCATGTAATATCTTAAGTCATCTGTAAAAGCTTCACAGTCTGTAGTCAACTTAATTAAACGGTTGACCATTGGATCAGAAATAGATTTAGTTTCTGCATAAACTAATGAATAGTTTACCACACGCGTAGCAATTACACTTGAGATATCAGCTCTAAAATCTTGATCTTTACCAACTGCAGCAGTTAGAGAGTTCATAACATACTGCTCATCTTTAGTCAAGATATCTTCAGGAGAAATAATTTTATCAAGTTGGTTATTGATAAACATAGTAAACATTGCTGCAAAGTCTACACCTACAGAACCTTCACCAATCATCTGAATCATTGGTAGTCTTTGGTTAAAGTTCTTGAATGAACTAATAGCATTGAAGAATGTAGTTACAGCTCTAGGATTCACACTTTGAGTTACCAATTCTGGGTGCATCAACATGAAATTAATACATCTACCATCAATCCCTGCAGTCTCAGCCCACTTAGCCCAAACATCTTTGTCATACTTCAAGCCAACAGAGATAAATCTAGTCTTCTGAGCAATATCCAAACTAGTAACATTATAGTCACCATTGTCCGGGTTAGTAGTCAAAATAACATGCCAGTTCTTAGGAAGTTTCCAAGAAACATATTCTTGTCTATCCAAAATCTCCATAGTAGCTTGCATGAATCTATGGTCAGCTCTGGTGTAATCATCAAGGATTAAGAAACCACCTTCACCTTTGCCTTGAATCCACTCTGGTGCAGCATGAGACATGCGTTTAGCAACAACTTTATATCCTTTCTTAACAGCTGCATCTATCTGAGCTTCATTAATCCACATTGTTTTACCTTCTTGGTTCTGAATTTCAAATTCTTTAACCGGGAAACCAACTAAATCACCTAATTCTTCTAACTGAGATAAATTAAGTTTTACAACTTGCATGTTCATCTCTTTACCCAACTGCATAATAGCAGAAGTTTTACCAAGACCTGCATCACCTTCAATGTTTATTGCAACAGGAACTTTTCCTTCAGCTTGAATATACTGATTATTTTCAACCATGTGTGAGATAAAGTCTTTCATCTCTTCAACATTCAACAATACCTGACTGTTTTCAACTTTCTTTTTTGACATCTTTTTTCTTTTTATAATTCTAACTTAATTACTCTTCCAGGAAGATTCTCATTCATATACGACTGTTCAGATAACACCCATAGGGTTGGACCTTTTGGTAAAACATCTACACTGCATTCACCATCAGTAAAATATACAAGACTAGTATATAATTTATTGTTTTGATTAAAATATTCAATGACAGGATCAAACTCAGTGCCTCCTCTACCGTGTATTTTTAAATCAAGTTCACCTTTGTAAGGTTCAATAGAATGAATTCTAGTATCACATTGTATTACTGTGATATCTACACCAGCTTTGTAAATATGATGCATTTCATTCATAAACTCTGCAAGTTCTTTATCACTTACAGAACCTGAAGTATCAATGGCCAACAACATATGCTGTTTCATCTTAAGTTTTAATCCAGGACTATCAGGAAACTTTCTGTTCTCTTTTCTTCTGATTTTCTTAGAAAAAACTCTTGTACTTACTCCAGTAAATCTACGGATGTAACCTCTCCAATCAAACTTAGGAGGAAGTATTTCATCAATTTCAATAAGACCTTCAATTTCTCCAGGAACTGTACCGCGTTTCTTAACAGTCTGTTCTTTAGCATCTGATAAAAGTTTTTGTAACTGTTTACCAATTAACTTTTGTTCAGCTTCAGACATGTTTTCAAAATCTTCCCATGTACTATGATCAGGTATACCTTCACCACTTTCTAATTGATCAAGAAGTTTATCCATTCCAGGAGACCCACAGGTACCATTTTGTTCTTTATTTTCCTTAGCTTCTTGAAGCTTGTCATAGTAATATCTAGAACCAGCTTTAGTATCTAAGTTAAGTTCAGGATAATCTTCAATCATTATACCACGGTTCGGAATTTGTTCAGCAAGTTCTGCAATCTGTTCTTCAGTCAAAGTACCATCTTCTCTCCCGGCAGTAATTTTCTCCTTAAGGGACTCTACCAAAGTGTCATATTCTTCTTTAGTATACTCATCTCCCGGTAACCAATCCCTTTCAATATATTGGTTAATCTCCATATCCATTGCAATATTGGCTAACTTTCTATCACTAAATTTAAATATAGTAGATAAGTGACCAAATGCAATATGCAGTAACTCATGCTTAAGAAGACCAAGTCTATGGTTATCTGTTAGCTTAGCCCAGAAATCTGCATTAATTTCTAGCTGATAATTTATATTCATTTTACTCACACCAGCCGTGGGTACTCTTGTACTCCAATACTTATTCAACATAATAAGAAAGTGCCCATAATAGGGCTCTTTCAACATTAAGTCTTTGGCTGCTTTACTTAGAGTTTCTTGTTGGCTCATTCTTTCAATTTAATATTAATATCAAATTTTTCTGCGGGATACCCTAACTGGTCAAGAAAACCAATCATATCCCCTACAAAGTTTTCAAAATACAACTCAAGTGAATCCTTACTAGCTTTTTTCTCTGTCATAATAGACAAACATTTACCACTGGACATTGCAGTTTTATCTACAAAATGTTCAGATATCTTTTTCCAAGACATAGGAGCTTCTTTCTCCCATACTGTATGATCTTTTTTACCATACTTATATAATACAATCAATTCCCCAAAATAGTCTTTTAAATCAGAGTTTTCCAATACTTCAAATGCAATTGTTGCATTTTCTGCATCAGTTGAAGAAATCATATTCAAAAGATTCTTTGTCTCTTCTTTGTTTAATTTAACCTTTGCCATTACATTTCAACTTTTAGATTTTCTCCATCTAAATTCATTACTTCCATTAGAGCATCATTTAAACTCATAATAGCAATAGCTTCTGGACTCATCATATCTTCATCTACATTATACTCTTTTTCTAAAATGTCAATAGCTTTAGTAATTAAAGCTTCCAATTCATTTTTCATGTTATTTAATCTACTCATTTTTTCTTCATTTTTACTAATTACTATTTTATATGCTGCATGAAAACCAGCTAAAAAACCTACATATAAATCAGGATGAGGAGCACCATAACTTTCTTCAAGCATGTACTTTTTAGCCATTTCTTCTCTTTCTCCATCAGCTAGATCTAAAATATTTTCCATCAGTCTTCAATTTTTAAAGTTTTGATTGCCCATTCTTTAGGCTTACCAGATGCAATCATATCTACCCATTCTTTTGCACTAGGGATATACCCGTTGCAATCTTCTTTTACATGTTGTTCAGCAACATATCTTGTATATACAGTTTTACCATCTGAGTTGACAAAAGACATTCCAAATATCTTTTCACATTCAAATATACCTTCACTATGATGTCTAAACATTCTGTGTTTACTATGACCAATCCATTTTTTAGTTTCATCAAACCAATTATGTATTGCAATATAATCACTCCATTCTCCACCCCATTTTTTTATTGAGGATTTACAGTGTTCTAAAGGATGTGCCATTACTCTAAAGTTTTATCAATCAAATTACCATCATGCGTATACTCTTCATACTCTGTAACTCTAATGTTATTATAAATACAATATTTACCGGACGGTACACAGATGCAAACATCTCCATTACCCCCTTCATTATTCCACCAATCTTCAATATCTTGTAGTAGTTTATCATTAACCCATTCATCAACAGAATCAGTAAGATTACTATTTAAATCTTCAAGTCTATCTTCTAAAGAAAATGCATCTACTTCATCTAAAACATCAGATGGTTCATTTATTTCTCCAGTGGTATAATTTATGCTTTCAATTGCACCGCTGTCTCCTTCACCTTCATAGTGTACTCTGATACCAGTCACACCAAGGTCAGCCAACTGCAATAGAAGGCCTGTCATTTCTTTTTCTGTCATAATTATTTTGTTTTGTAAAATCTATTCTCTTTCATTGTTCTTGTTGTTTAAAGGTTACTCAATATCAAGTTGTCTCATTTGATAATCATAGAATTCTATTTCATCTGATTCTTCACAGCATTTATCACAAGACCAAAGAATTATAAGTCTTGTTTCTTTTGGGTCATCTTGTTGTTTATCTACAATTGTTGAATGTAGACAATTCATACATACAATTCTGTTTTTTTCTGCTTTTTTCATTGTTCTTGTTGTTTAGTTAATAATTTCCAAGTACTTATTGTACTTTCTTGTTATATACATGTTATCTTTTAAATCTTCATAAAGAGCATTCAATAGAGGTAAGTACATTTTACCTACAAAGTTTATTGAATATACTTCTATAGCAGATTTAATTTTATAAGGTTTAACCTTAACAGGTTTATCTAAGATAAATTCACAGAACTTTTTAAATGCATCAATAGTATGTTTTGTACCAACTAAAGATACACCATAAGTTGTGTACTGTTTTTCATACTTAAATATACAGCCATCACCATCAATCATTCCTCTCCAAAAGTGAGCATTATATAAATAAAAGTCTGGAACTTGATAGTCATGTGTTTTGTTTTTTACAACACCTCTTTTTTCAAAAAACTTTCTAA